TCATTTTGTTTCCGATCACGAGCCCGGTGCCGACATTCGGGTGACGCTTGAGTCCGCCCTGCTCCAGCGCGAGCTTGATCGAGATTGCTTGGCCGAGATTCTGAAGACCCGCGATCAGATTTGCGTCGCCGACGTTGGAGACAGCGAGATCGCCGCTCGCCGTGAGTTGAATATCAACGCCGTATGCCCGCTCCTGTTCACTCATGTTCTTCGTGATATTGTAGATTTTATTCTGGTTGATGCCCGTATCGACACCGGCCTTGTCCTGCGGGAGCAGGATGGCTTGACCAGGCATGAGAGTGCCAGGAATCGGTGAGCCCGTAGTGTTGATGTACGGCGGCTTCAGATTGTTGAGCAGGATGATATCGCGGTACTTGTCCGGGTTCCCGAACTCCCGAGAGGCGATGGTCTGAATGTTATCGTCCGCCAGGATGGTCACAGGGCGGACGGAGTTCGGAGTGCTGATCTGCACGTTCGAATTCGGATTCGAGTTGATGATCGAGATGGTGCTCGCGTCGGCTTGGAACACGTTCTCATCGAAAAGCTGCGACTGAGAGTTGAGAAGTGCAATCGCCTGATTTGCCTGCTGGAAAGCGTTTAGAACTGCGTATTGCTGATAGGTCGGAGTCGTACCGACCGGCGCAGAGAGAGTCGCCGTGCGCCCGGTCGCCGCATTGTATCCGCCCATGTTGATTCCAAACGCATCCGCCAGGTTGTTCGAAAACGTGGTGAGTTGAGTCTGGAGCGCCGACGTAAAGAGGCGTGTGATTCCATAGGGTCCAAGAAGCTGGTTTTCGCCGCCCTTGATCGCGAGGAGTGCCGTGTTCAATTGCTGAAGAGGTTGGAGAATGGCCTGAGTCACTCCGCGCTCGACGCGAGTGATGATTCCGATTGCTCCCTGCATGGTCTGAGTCGCAAGTTGGATGGAGCCCGTGACGGTGTCGAGCACGCTGTCGATGGTGCCAAACAGATTCTTACCGCCCGTAGTGTCCGCAACCGGAGCGCCATAAACACCGATGGCCTTCAGCACGATGTTGTAATCGTAGAGCAACGGACGCGAGGCCGACCGCTTCATCGAGAACTTTTGCGGCTCGACGTAGAGGAACTCCTTGTCCTTGTAATTCGAGAATACCATCCGTAGCTCGCCGTTTTGACGATCATCGAGTCGCTTCGCTTCCGAATACATGCGGAAGTAGGACCGCAACTCGTGGAACTCCTCAAAGCCAGAGTGACCGCTCGCGAGAATAGGATTGCCAGAATTGGCATTCGCGCCGCCCGTGGACCGGAGCGGTGAGATTCCGGTCGTACCGGAGATCACAATGTCTTTGAGAATAGTGCCGTGGTGTTCGACAAGGACGCCGCGCAGAGTGGGCGTCACTTCGATTGCGAAAATTTCATCCTGCGAGAGTTCTTGCGGATTGATCTGAAGCCTGAACTCCTGCCAATTGGCCGACTGGTCGGTCGCATTTGAGTTGGTCGCGACGACCGCTCCAGAGACATTCACGCGCACGACCTTGAACGAATAGCCGCGAGATTGCTGCCAGGATTTGTCAGCGTAGTTCGGGTCGTTGGTGATATCGGTATTTTTGATGCCAGCACCGACGGTGGATGGATACTTCTTGGTATTCGAACCGCCGCCGAAGACGTTCGTCAGGTTGACGAGGTCATTGATTTGAGTGCTGATATCGCCGAAGACTCCCATGCGCTCCTCATCGGAATTTAGGTAACAATTCCAGACCCAGAACCAGACCCCGGTGACGGGCTTCCGGTTGGGCTTCCTACAATCGTCACCGTGTCAATGGGCGAGTGCCCAAGCAATTCTGTCATTAGTCCAGTGGCGACGGCATTTGCGAGATCAGGGAACTTGGTTGATGCCCAAGAACCAGGCGCCGCCGCGATGATCGAACTCTTCACCGCCGACGCGGTGACTCCCGAATAGGCAAGCACGGTGCCTACACCAGCGAATACCGGCGTGTGTGTTGAGGTTAGAATCGCCGTACTCATTAAATGCGTATTGATCGCCGTCGCAACCTTCGTGCAGAAATTCATCCACTCAACGCCGGGTCCATCTCTCTGCTGAGATGCCCACGCGCCATTGCCGGTTGAATAAATCAGACTGGAAATATTTGACACGTTCATACCCTTGATGCCTGACCCTGAGCCGATACCCGTACCGGGAACGGTTCCGACGTCTGCCGTCGTGAAGGTCAGCGAACCCTTAAGAGCACCCACGACACCCATGCCAATAGCATTGCAGAAATTAGTAAGCTGAGTACCCGACCAACCAGCGGATAGTGTTGATTGAATTGCAGAAGAAAGTGCAGCACCATCCATCCTTTAACTCGTCGTGATTCCGCCGACCGGCTGTAGAGGAATGCCAGTGATCGGGTCGTTGTTTGCAGGGTTGTTCGTGACCAGTCCACCATTCAGAGAATCGCCAGCGGCCTTGAGAGAGATCGCTCCACCGGCTTCGACACTGAGAGCGCCAGAGGATTTCACGGTGCATGGGCCAGAGGACGTGACCGTCACTCCACCGCTTGTCATTACGACCGAGTTCCCATTCTTATCCGTGAGATTCGCGCCGGAGCTATCGAGAGTCAGCGAGTTACCGAGCGCTTTGAGGAGAGCCGACCCATCGGATGCGAGCTTGAGGAGAGTGCCGACCGCCGCCTGATTCGTGATGTTTCCGTTCACGTCTTTGAGACCGACAATGGTGAGTGTGAAGTTGCCGGATTTATCTACGAACCATTCGACGCCATTGTACTCCTCGCGATCAAAGAGCCCGTCAGACCGTTTCGGGTTTTTATACTTGGCGTGTTTCGGATGCGTGTCGCCGCCGACGATGAGAGGAATATCACCATTGCCCTCGATCATCATAACGTAAACCATTTCGCCGTCGAGATTCTCCGGGTACTGAGTGTCGTCGAGAGGGCCTGAGAACGATTTCTCGGTATGCTTTCGAACGCGCTCTTTGTAGTTGTAAATGCCGCCCGCGTCCCGCATGTCGATAGCGTTCGGGTAATTCTGTCCCTTCACGCGCACGACGTATTCCATCCGGTTTTTAGTGTTCGACTGAGGGTCGTCCGGGTAAACAGTTTTGATCACCTGACCGCGATAGATTCCAAACATTTTTCGGTGAGGGTCGTATTGACCGCCCACCGGCATCTTTGAAGAAACTACGCTGCCATCGCCGTTGACTGAGCCCATCTATTTTCTCTCCGTTCTGACCTTGTTGAGATAGGCGTTTGTGATCGTGGTGTCGGCGGCTCCGAAGTCTCCTGGTCCGATCTCATCAACAAAGATATTGGGGTCCTTGTTGTCCCCTTGAGAAAACTGTCCGTGTGTGACGGTGAACGTGGTTCGCCAGGCCGACGGGAATGTCCACTCGTGATCGTAGCCCTCGATGTAAAAGAGTTTCTTCCTGGAGCCTTGGAGAGATGGGTCGTTCAGCACCACGAGAGCCTTGCCGAGTTCGGCTTCGAGAACTCCGGTGCAGGTGATCGTCCCGACGTCGTAGAGATGATTCGCGTAGTTCATGTCGTAGACCTGAATCATAAACGCTTTGAAAAGCGCGAAATCCGGCTCTGGCGCTTGAACGGCAGTGCCGTCGGCTGCCTGGGCATAGCAGAAGTCGAGAAGCTGATCGAATCGCTTCAGCCCATATCGCTGAATGGAGTCGCGCCGGAATGTGGGGTTCGCGATAGCGGTCTCTTTGACGTTGGCGACTTTCGAGTAGGCATATTCGAACGATTGTTGCGTGCGAAGCCAAAACATATTCATGCGCGAGTGATCGTCTTTACCGAGGTCCTCGTAGATGATTTCGGCGGGCGATATCTCCACAAAGCTCGTCGTACCGAGGTCCTGCAAGGTTTGATAGTGACCTTTGAGCGATGGACGAGCCGCCGAATCCTCTGAGCCGAACTGCGAGCCGGATGGGTTCTTGTTCAGGAAGAACGGCGTGTTTAGAGGGCGCGGACGGAGCACGAGAGTTGGCTTTGCATTTCCGTCCTGATCTCTGATCTCATCGACAAACACTTCATTCACGAGTTCATTACACGACCGCTGAACCATCTGCCACACGGAGCCCGAAGACTCCGGCGAGAGCATGTTGCGAGCCTTGAATCCTGGGAGACCCGGCGTGATCACACGCTTGAGAATGTCGTAGTAGGACGGTTTGGATGAACCGAGCGCGAAGCTATCGACGCCGAATAGATTGGCGACCTCAGAGGGAATCCGCCATTGTCCGAGGGACTGAGTCTTCTGCGAGTTGAGTTGGGTGCCAGGACCGAGAAAAATATCGAGAACCTGTTTGACCATCGTCGAAGGATTGCCCGTGATCTCAAGACCTGCCGTCCTCAGAGCCACGTCGAGCGTGGATTCCTGAGTCACATATGGGTCAAACCAGATATCGGTCTCCTCAAGTGCTTTCGCGCTGGAGCGACCCGACACCACGAACGACAGAGTGACCTTATCAGAGTTCTCATCCTTTTGGAGAGTCCGCGAGACCCGGTCGATATTGCCGAGCATGATCAGGTTTTGCGTGTCGGTTTCGTTTGATTTCTTCTGGCGATATTTGTCGAAAATGTAGATCGCAACCCAGTCGCCAGGCGAGAGTACGGTCTTCCAGTTCTGTGTGGGCTTCAGGTGAAGCTCGAATGTGCCGGACGCTTGCGAGAGACTCTTTGACACTTTCATCGAAGCGACTTCGTCCTCGATCACGCCGGTTTGACATTGGAACACCGTCGAGTCAGGGAACACGGTATTGGTCACATTCGTCGGTACGCCGAAATTCTGTTTGACGTAGTGAAAGTATTTGACCGAAACAAACGACGTCCGCGAGCCGAGCACACGACGCTGCGCTGGGAACGAAGTGAACGGTGTCTTCCTATTGTTTAAGACGTCTTCAGTGGACACCGACTCCCTTTCCTACGCGGCCTGGGCGACCGCCACGCGAAGTGGTTGAGATAACCTGAGTGAGTTGCCTGATCGCCATTGTGTTCTCTGACGTGGCCTCGGTATTGTCGTCGGAGCTATCGGAGAGTCCCGCGACACCGCCCGTATTGGCATCGAGATTCGGATTTTTCGCAATCTTCTCTCGTGCTTTCGCTATCGCCTGATCGCCGGTCAGATTCGCCATCATTTTGTCTTCGCCGGTTCCGTACATGCTGTTGAACTCATCGTCGCTCGTCGAACCGGGCATCCACGACGGCAGCATATTTGAGAGTCGAGCAATTCCGCGCTCGGCCATGTTTGACTTCTGACCATAGCGATTTGTTTGCGTCGTGTATTTATCGAGGAGCGGATTGGCAATGTACTTACCCGCGCCATAGCCAGCGAGACCCGCAGCGCCAACGGCAGCGCCGCCGAGTAGCATTCCACCAACGCCCATTCCACCTGCGGCAGCGGCACCGCCTTCGACAGCGGCAGCACCTTCCGCACCGGCAGCGCCCTCAGCCGCTTCACCGGCACCGACACCGAACTTCTTGAGAATGGATTTGATCGTGTAGGCTCCGACCGCTGCGGTTCCAAGTCCGATGGCCGCGCCGCCAATATCAGCCGCATGGCCGCCAGAGAGTTTGTTGATCGCATCGACGATATCTTTGCCGATGCTGAAGACGGCATCCGAGAGGTCCTCAACGCCTTGCTCGATAGATTGTTGAACCGTCGAATCGAGATCGAGAACTCTGCCGTCGATGGAGTCCATCGTCGTTTGCAGCTTGTCCTCTGGGCTCATCGTGGCTTTTTGAAAGTCCTTCTCAGAGAGACCGGCTTTCGCGAGATTGCCGCCCGATTTGATCGCCTTCGCAGCGATCTCCATACCGCCCTCACCCTTGAGACCAAGGCGCTGCATCACTTCATAAAGCTGGTTGTCCGGGCTCATGCCCTTTGTGGCACCCACGGCGTTCTTGACGAGGTTCGAGAGCACCCCGCCAGGTCCACCCCTGAAAGCTCGCATCGTGCCCTTGGCGCCGATACCAGAGAGCATCTGCATGGTCTCAGGTCGCAGGGTCGCAAAGAGGCCCATCGTGCGCCGCTGTTCGATTGCTGCGGGTCCTACGCCGCCGCCTGCGGCGCCCTGGATGGCTCGTGCGGCTTGCGCTTGCTGGAAGCGGTCGCCCTTCTGGAAAGCGTCATTCAGGCCCTTGATCTGGTCGAATGCTTTGGACGGGTCAGATTTGAAGAATGGCAGAGTCGAGAGGGCCGCCGCAAAGCCATTCAGCGACTCCGAGTCCACGGTGATTCCGTTATGGCTCATCTCCTCAAGGGCCGCCGAGGACTCCTGTAGGAACTCCCCGATACGCGAACCTTCGAGTTTTGCCGCAACCGCAGCGCCAATAGTTTGACTGAGGTACTTTGTCTCCGTGCCAGAGCCGAGATTTTTTCTCGCGACCGTCATTGCATTGGCGGTCTCACCACCCTGAATGCCGTAAGCTCTCTGCACCTTCTCAGAGACGTCGGTCAGATTGCCAAGGTCCGCCGCTGAGAGATTGCGACCGACGGCTCGCTGAGTTTCGAGCATTCGTGCGCGGCGTTCTTCCGGTGTGAATCCGAGTCTTGATCGCTCGGTCGCCGTCGTCGATGAACCGCCGAGTTCGCGGATACCGATGCGCTCCTTTGCCATCTGCACGCGCTTCGTGTAGATCGCCATAGCGCCGATTGCGAGACCGAGGCTCTTTGCCATCGTGGAGATAGAGCCAAGGACTCCACCACCGCCCGCGCCTTCAGACTCCTCAGCCTTCGCACCGAGGCCGATTTTCGCGACCTCTTGTTTTTGTTTTTTCAGTTCTTTGACCGCGCCGGTTAGCTTCTCAACGCCAGCGATGGACTCTTCGAGGCGCTTGGGGTCCATGATCGAACCCTTGCCGACCTGCTCAAGACGCTTGTTGAGACCGTTGAGTTTCGTCTCGGCTTGCTTGATCTGCCGGTCCAACTGCTCGCCGAAAAGCTTTTTGAAACCCTCAGCGGCTTGCGGGGTGAGCTTGATCTTTGTGAGACCCTCGACAGTTTTCTTCGCCTGATCGACGGCCTTTTTCAGTGAACCGATATCCGCCGATATGGAAATCTTGGCCTGTTTCATCCGCCTCCCAGCGTGGCGAAGTCCTCTTCGAACTCATCGCCGCCTTTGACCGACCTTTTCTCTCCACCCAGGTCTCGCTCGAATTTTGAGTTCGGAAGGTTCCGGCCCAGGTTTTCGAGGATGCGCTTCTCTTCCTCTGCGCTGATCTCTCCTTTATCGGTTTGAAACCGTTTTAGAATGTCTTTTTGTTTCTCAGCATACCGACGTTTCATCCTGGCCTCGTGCTCGGCTGGCATTGTGCCGTCCCACTCAGGCGCCGACCTGGACATGAACTTGCCGATCTCCTGCGGATTGTGCTCGTAGTAGTCCTCGTACATCTGGACCAGAAGCTCTTCGAGAGTGTGGTCCTCGTAGGCTTTCGGAGCCGATTTATACTTCCGCTCCCACCAACGCTCTAACGACCGCTCGCCATCCGAGAGATTCGAGATGGCGATTAGGTGGAGATTGTCATTGTTGAAATTTGCGAGATCGTTACGGAGCAGGTACGGCAGCGTCTTTAGTCTCATTGCCCGCCTCGACTTCTTCGGGGACACCGCCCATGAGCTTGTTCCGCCACTTCGCTTCGAACTCCATGCACTTGTTGTAGATCGTCACCACAACATTCGCATCGTAGAGATCGGAGCCGTAGTCGGACTCCTTCCACCAATCCGGGTAATCCTTCAGGGTGAATCGCAGAGTTGCCAGAGCCTCGTTGAGCGCCTTCGCGTCTTCATCGAGGTTGATCAAATCCATATTTAGCCGGGTTTTCAGAGCCTCAATCGCGGCTCTCTCACGAAGCGTAGGACGGCGAAACATGAAATGGCCGACCCACACGATCTGCGATTCTTCGCCTTTGATCTGAATGTCAAAGGTGTGCTCCATGCTGGGGAGCGAATACTTTTTTTGCTTCATACCATCCTCGTCAATCTAACTGGTTTTATAACTAGACCCCGGTTGGCCGGGGTCCATTTATGTGATCATCACATTAAAAGCCGGATTCGTCGGTGGACTTGATTCCTTTGAAGGACCAAGTCTCGGTCATTACTCCCCGAGCATCGACAGAGGTTTGCCGACTTTCGAGTTTCACACCCTCCATGAGCAGAATCACCGCGTTGGTCGCCTGGTCGATCACTTCCGCCGTCAACACGCCCTGCGTGAGCAGGTTCGCGAGAGAGGACATGATGCCCAGTTGTTTCACGCTTTGGTTCGCCACTCGGAAGGTCTGACATGAGAGGTCCACGCGATACCCGGTCTCGGCGTATTCGAGGACTTGAATCATGTCGAGGACGTTCACTTCCTCAAGCTGGACGTTTTCGTTGTAGCTGACGTTTGAGGCGTAGGCGATTTGATTTCCAGCTATCCGAAAAATCGCCTTCGCACCTGTCATTACTATTGACATTGAAACCCCCTAATTCCTTTCCTCGCGTTACGCGCTCTGCTGAATGTCTGCCAGGTAAATCGTCGGCAGGATAAAGTCGATTCCTTGAACCGGAGTCACACAGACATTGATGATCGCAGTGTCACCTTGAATGTCCACGTTAAGGTTCTTGTAACCGAGTTGTTTGTTGTCGTCGTCGCCCACGATAATGTCAGCGGCGAGGTACTGCGACATGCGAGCCTTGATGAAGTTCGCAATCGCTTCCGCAGAGCCGGTCTTCGCCTTCGTACCAGTGAAGGTGAGATCGAGGTTGTAGCGCAGGTCGTAGGCCACGTAGCCCGCTGCCTGAACCACAGATTCACGGTTCCACACGAAGTTCGCGTCCACCCCGTAGGTCGTGTTGCCGAGGTCGATTTTGAACCCACCGCCATCGAGAGGCTTCCCGATGGTCACGCCCGCGTTGATCATGTCGTTGTAATCCACTCGCGGGTTCCACGATTTGTCAGCCACGAAGAGATTGTTCACGTTGATGATCTTTCCGGTCAGAGGCTCGCCGACTTCGGCGCCAGCCCGCATTCCGGCAGCGATACATGCGAAAGCCCAAGGGTCCTTGTCCGCGAGAGTTCCGGTCGAATCGAGCACCGTCACGCTCTGTCCAAACATCAACGTGTACGCGGACTGGAGAGTCTGCGCGGCGGCGATCAGGCCCGCCTTGTTGGTGAGCTTGGATACGAAGCAGGACCGCTCGGAGCGACCGACAGTGGACCAACCCCAGATCGCGTGGCTCGCGGCGAGAGCATTGATCGAGTCGATGCTCAGAGAGCCTTGGTCCGCAGAGATCAGAGGGACGACCACGTTGATTCGCTCTTCTTGGAAGGCCGTGAAGCCGTTGGCGAAAATCGAGTTGCTGCTTACGCCATCGACAGCGCCGCTCAAGAAGACCGGGCTTGAGGTCACACCGAGGGTGCCGATCACGTTCGAAATCTTGGTCGCGTTCACCAACTGCGAAACCGCGTTGATGTTGTCGGCAATCGCCTGTACGTCAGCGCGAATTGCTCCAGCGACCGTTTTGATCGGCAGGTTGAGGTAATAGTCGAGACGGTTCGTGTTCATGGCCGGGTTCGGGCCGAGAACGACAGCGGTGTACTTGCCGGTCGAGTTGATGAAGTCCACTAACTGTTGCAGCGTCAGCGTCGGATTTCCGTTCACGTCCTGGATGATGATGCTGAGGTTGTCCCCAGCCGCACCCGTGCAAGTCGTGGTCAGAGTCTTTGTGCTGTTGATGCCGCCCGAATCCTGGATGCTCAGAACCGCTGCCGTGCCGGAGCCGGTGTAGAGAATCGAGAATTGGTCAACGCCGCCCGTATCGAGCATCTGCTCGTTGATGAGTCCTTGCTTGAAGGACACCACACGCGAGCCGTGGAAGCCGCGAGCGGAGCCCACGATTCCAAGGATGGTGTCGAGAGTCGATGCCGGGTCCACCTGAATCCAACCGTAATCGCGGAACGCTGCGGGAATGGCGACGGAATCGACCGCGACGTCGATGAATCCGGTGACTAAGTCCACGCTCGCGATCACCGGCTTGCTCGGTGCCCAGTTGCCCGCGTTGTTCAGGTCCACCACCATCTGCGCTGCGGTTTGCGAGCCGGTCAGCGAACAGGTGTAGGTGTAAGACGTGCCGTTCACGATCAGGATGAGCGTATCGGTGTTTGCAACCGTGTACGGTCCTGCGATGGCGCCGTCGAGTGTGGCGTTTTGACCGATCACCCGTCCTTGAGCAACCGAGAAGCTGTCCTGGTTTTCAGCCGAACCGTAGTTGTCCGACTTCATCGCCAGGATTCCAACCGGGCTCGAAGCGGTATTGACCGCGTTGGCCTGAGACTGCGTCGATGGATTCGTCTTGTAGACGACAATCGTGCTCGCGCCGTTGGGAATCCGAACGTCTTTCGACGGATTCACCAAGAGATCGAGAGCGTCAGCAATCGGGCCGGATTTGTAACGCGCTTTTGCGGATTGGATTTGCGTGCTGGTCAAAATATCCAGTACGCCAGGCTGTCCGCCAGCCGCCTCACCGATGATTCCAACCGTGCCCGTGGGCAGGAGCGGGAACCCGTTGAGGTTCTGGACGATGATCTTTGAATACGCGCCGGGGTCCAGAATCGTCGCGCCGTTGAATGTCCTTGTGATAGCCATAGTCTTCCCCCTTAGAAGCCTTTAAAGATTTCTTTCCACTCTGCGAGTGTGGCCGACTTGACTCCCTTGGCCTTGGGATAAGCTAACAATGCTGCCTTGTGGTCGGGACGAATCCCGGCCAGTTGGACGTAAACATCGAGCGAGATTTTCGCATCGTCAGCGATGGCTTTCGGGCCTTCACCGATTTGTGCGAGATACTCGTTCTTTTTATGTTCCGGCAGCTTCGAAGCGCGAATAGCATCCGCCTTCGATTTCGGAGCCGCAGGTTTCTCAACGGGTGCCGCTTTCTCAGCGACTTTTTCAGATTTGTCTTCTTTTGCCATGCCTCACCTCGGTTTTAAGTTCCGTCACAATTACCAGACCCACCATCGACGTTGATTCCGGCAGGTATGCCGTCGCCCGTTCCGTACACGCTATCGGATGGTGCGATATTCACACCCACGAACTTCTTCACAATCGGGAGTTGACCGGCGTCGATACGGGCGAACGATATGCACGAGAAATTGATGAACCGCGAGTAGACGTTCGACGGCAGGTATTCATTGAGCTTTGAAAGGTCCGTCGCGGCGAAGGTGCTCAGATGAAGGCCGCGCTCCCGAAGGTCCGGTTTGAACAGGAGCAGGATATAAACGACCAGATAGTAAATGTACTTGGTCAGGTCCGGTGTATCCGCCGTGTGGATGCCGATATGCACCGTGTCCGAGATCGGCGAATATTTGATCTGTGACCGGCCCATTACCTCTTGGTTGGCATTTAAAACGTCCGCATAGCCCTCGTGGTCATTCAAACCCGTGTGGGGTATGTCTTCGCGCCCGTCGAGAAGCTGGATGCTCAGGCAGGGGAGTTGCTGGGGAATCATCGCGAAGCTTTGGACGATGTTGAGTTGGTACTTTTTCAGGAACGAAATGATCTCCTGGACCTTTGCCTCACCATATTTCGGGTCGAGGAACTGAGTCGAGAGATGCGAAAAAACGGCGTCCGGCGCGGACGGGTCTGAGAGGAACCACTTGAGGCCGACGCGGAGTACGTCCTCGATCAGAAAGTCCACCGGGAATACGCCGGTCCCCTGGTCCTCTGGGTCCGGCAATGGTGGGAACTGAAGTTGCTGTGGCTGAATCATCGACCGCCTCTAAAGATGAAGTTGATCATCCGTTCCATGTCTTTATCGACCCAGGCGCTTACTTCCTTCAGGAGATTGGCCGGTTTTAGTCCTGGGTGAATCCAAGACTCGGGCGGCGAGTTCTCGCTCATCACACGGAAAGTGTTGAGTTGGCCGGTGCGCTTCATGCCGCCTGTGCGCGTAGCCTGGGCGTATTCGGTCTTCTGCAAGCCCTTCAGGTACGGATGGACTGGAGCATTTCGCGGTATTCGTCGCGTGGCGACTTCGCCGACTGACGACGTCAGAGCCCTATCGAGCCCATACTGTTTGACGACCTTTTTCAGTTGACCCTTGAGATCAGGTCTGACACCCGCAGCTTTGCCGGTGTAGCCGAAGCGCGTGTCGCCGGTCGAATGGCGAAATGGAATCACGATATATTTGGAACCATCTTTAGCGGTCTTCGCCTTCCCGCCGCCAAGCCAGCCGGGTCGCACAGTTTTCATGTCGAACGAGCCCATGCCGAACTCGAAGTTATTTGGCATCACGCCGACGAGTTGAATCGTCGCCTGGAGACCGCCGCCAGAGGAATCCTCAACCTTGAAACTCTCGGCCTGTCTGAGACCGTTGATGTAGATTTCCTTTGAGGTTTTAAACCGGGCCTGCGCAAGTCTCACCCATTCGTCTCTGGCACCCTTGGCAACCTCGACGACTCCCTGGCAAAACGCCAAACGAAGGCCCTCTTCGATGCCCTCAATAATATGGCCGAGCGATTTGGCTTTGTCTTCTACGCTAAAAATCATGGCGATGCAGGCGGTATCGTCACTTGATTCCCGCTCCCTCTCGCCAGATAGTCCCATCGAATGACCGCTTCCTGTGGCATATGGACCGGCACTTTATTGGGCAATTTGAAATCGACATAATAATAGCGATGCTCGTGCGAGAGATCGAGAACTCGGAACGTCGGCAGCACGGCGTAGATCAGCGTATAGAGATCGCCGACTGCCGGACCCTTGCCGGGTTTCCAGGTGAGTTGATTCCCCTTCATTTTGAAGTCTTTATTCAGGAGCCATTGCTTGCCGGTCTTGTCGATGGCGAGCATGGGAATATCCGGTGTCGGCAGAGTCGCCGTCTCTGGCTGAGGAACTTCATCCACCGTGATTGCACCGATTGGCGCGACCTGATAGCGGAGATTGTCCACCTGTCCCGGCGCCCGCTTGAGGATTTGGTTGTAGGGAGCCGCGAAATCGAGGACCTCAACCTTGTACCAATAGTAGAGCTTCACGCCCTGCTGACAGGTGATTTTCGCATCCTTCACATCGAACACGCCCTGAACCTGAACGTCCTTCTCGAAGTTGATTCCCTGGATGAGCGCCCAGCATTCCTGAGCCTGGCTCGCGACGTCGATCAGTTGGTCGCCATTACAGAGTGGGCAATCGAGGACATGGTTCGTGTCAGTGAGATCAGTGCGGTTCGGACAGAGGATGCTCGGAGTGACCCGCACCATCACGCCTTGGTCTTCGATGGCGTTGTCAAACTCCTGCACCGTGATCTGAACGCGAGAGGACGGCTTGGCATTCGCCCGCTTCGGACGCACGTTTGCAGTCGCCGGATTTAAACCGGCCAACTGCTTCGTATGTGGGGGAGTGAAAAACCCCTTATCCTCTGTGTCGTCTACAGCCATTTAGCACACCTGCATTTGAAGACCGATGTAAAACTCCTTCAGATACTTGAGCATGGACGCAATCTCTTTCTCGCGCTGTTTGACGTTCGCGGTATAACCAGTGTTCTCAGCGGACGCGGTCGTCACGATGCTCTGAGAGAGACCGTCGATACCGATGGACTTCGACGCGATACCGGCGCCAGCGATCAAGTCACCGGCTACGGTCAGCGGGAAGAGAGACGCCTTCAGCCCGATGATATTTTTGATATCGTCAGGAATGTTGTTCTTCGTGAAGCCCGCCGTGTACTGGATATTCCAGATCGTCGGCACGTTTTGGAGACCCTGATAAAAGAGCGGCAGAAAGTTCCCGCCCATCGAGAGCAGGATGCTTGAGAACGTGCCCGCTGTCGGAACCAACTGCACCTGCGCACCGACAGACTCCGTGCGATACCAAGTCGGGTCGAACGTGAGAAGCTGGGTCGCGAGAGGGAACTGGATTTGCACATTCGTCACGGACTGTACCGGATACCGGAAGAGCTTGATGAAATTGTAGCTCACGTAATCCGTGATGTAGTAGTCGTGCTTTTCATTCAGCGTCGTCGGAAATAGTTGGAGACCCGGAATCTCTTTCTGGAGCCAATACATCGCCGAACGAATCTGTCCGTTGAGTGCATCCTCAGAGTAAGAGTTACCATTGTCGTCCGTGAGATCGACGCCAAACAGATAGGTCGATTTTAGTTCCGCCGCCGTCATTACCATCTGATTCTTTTCGATCAGAGGGCGAATGTTGTTCGCCGGTTGTGGAACCGTGTTCGGACTATTTGGGTCGCCGAATTCGTCTTCGCTCGCCACTTAAACCCCCGTTAACAGAAACGATCAATTAGATTGAGCGCACCTGGATATTGAACATAAGAAGTGATGCCGCTCTTAACCAGTTTGATTTCAAAATCAGCCGAAGCCAATGTGTCGGTGTCTGTCGGGTACAGGTGGATTTTCACCTTCCCCCAATTGACCGGCGACAGGAGAACTACGTCGCCGACGAGAAGCGATTGTGCCGAGGCCGTAGCCGTGGCGTTCACCGAAATCTTTATCGTGTTCGCAGCACTTGGACTCGATGCCGAGTCCGGCAGACTCACGATGGTTGCACCTGCCGGAATGCCGGGACCGGAGATCGGCAGTCCCTCAAGGCCACTGAGGAATGCCAGAGTCGCCGAATCGACGTTCGAGAGAATTTGGCTCGCGCTCGTCGTATCACCCACGACAGGAATATAGGCTTTGTAAAACGACCCGGCGTCGTTCTGAAAGCACGCTCGCAGAAATGAAATACCAGTCAGGTCGTAGGGGTCTCCATCGGTGTCGTTGATTTTCGCAACGATATCTCTGTCAGAGCCCTTGATCACGTCCAAAGCCATTGAGTCCCCCTATTCAACCGTTCCTTCGAGGTCCGGCGCGAGATTTACGACAGCGGTGAGTGCATCAACCGATGCCTGAGATGCTTTCGAATCAACCGACGTTTGCGAAGAGCGGGTCTTCAAATCCACGGCAGCGGAATTTGCACCGACATGCGCGGTCAAATCCTCGTCCCACACCGCGTCCGCAATGGCGCCGGGGTCCACTTCCATATTGATATTTTTCAAAGCCACACCCGCACTGTTGGCGACATTGTGGCCGGTCAAGTCTTCGTCCCATACCGCTTCCGCGATAGTTTCTGGAGAAGCTGCACCGCCAGCGTCGGACAGATACTTGCCCGCGCTTCCGGCAGTCAAATGGCCGCTCAGAGGTTCGTCCCATACGATATTTTTCACACTACTGATCGCGGCATCGAGATTATTGAGACGCGAATCAGACGTGAGAAGAGGATTTGTCGGAATCGCTGCGACGGCTGATTCGATGGATGCGATACCGGCATTGTCCGGCGCCACATAGCTGCCAGTCGCCAAGCGTGAACTGACCGCCACATCGAGATCGTCCAATTTCGCAGCCCGCGCCGAGGTGTAGTCAGCGTTCGACACCGCCGTAGCCGCTGGAGCGCGAGAAGAGATCGCCGCATCGAGATCATTGAGTCGCACGTCATTGGTCAATAACGGATTCGTCGGAATCGCCAGGACGTGCGCGTCAGTGGCCCTCGAAGAGATTGTCGCATCAAGGTTGTTGAGTCTCGCATCATTCGTGAGCAGAGGATTGGTCGGAATGGCGAGGACATGCGCGTCAGTGGCACGAGACGAGATCGTTGCATCGAGGTTGTTCAGACGTGCATCGTTCGTCAAAAGTGGGTTTGTCGGAATCGCCAACACATGAGCATCGGTTGCTCTCGTAGAGATCGCCGCGTCGAGGTTGTTCAAACGCGAATCGCTTGTGAGAAGCGGATTCGTCGGAATCGCGAGAACGTGTGCATCGGTCGCACGAGACGAGATGGTCGCATCGAGATTGTCGATTTTCGCCGCACGAGCCGTGGTGTAGTCCGTCCGAATCGCATCAACCGTCTGCTGGACCGATGCAGTTTGAGTGACGGCTCGGCGCTGGGCCGCGACTGCACTGATCGTGTAATCGAAAATCACCACAAGTGCGCGAACAGTGTCAGTCGAGTTTACCGTGTAGTTGTAAGAGTACCGACCGGCAGCATCGCGAGTCATTGCCGTTTGAGAGAGAACAGTGCCGCCCGCCGTATCTGTGATCGTGATGTTGACCAAGTTCGAATCGGGGTCCTTCGTCGCGCCAGAACCGCTGACGATTCTGAAAGTCATTTTGTAGGTCTTCGTACCGGAGTCCGGCAGAAGCAATGTTTCCGGCACGCTCCATGAAGAGATCGCGGCGTTTACAAGTGTAAACAAATCCTGGTCGATGGAGCGAACCTCAAGGTCCTCTTCGGCCCACGAATAGCTAGGGTCGATGGTCCCGAAGGTTCCATCCGTGTAAATCTCGTAGCGGATAGAGTAGAAACCTTCGACCGTCGGTATGAGAGAGTTGTTGGTATAGAGCCCGTTCGCCACATGCGAGAGCGTGAACGGTGAACCAAGCGCGGTCATTTCAGAGTTTGCAGAGTTGTAGACCCTGGCCCGGATGCCTCGATCTGTGAGTCGGTCGGGAATCTGGAGTCTGAGAAAAACCGCTGAATTTACTTCTGCAAGCATATTTACCTCGTTGCCGACAGTTTGTAGTCGAGGACAAAATAGTCGATGTAAACGCTTCGGGCCGTCGTCCCCAAAGTTTTGATCATCGTCGCAATCGGTGAAATGTCGGAAGTGGGAATGTTTGAGTTGATCGTCCCAACCGTCGTTCCATTGATCGCCAAACTAAAAGAAACCGCCGCGTTATTCGTAAACAGTTGGAGCTTGGTCCAAGAACCCGCCGCCACTGCAATGCTCGTCACGACGCTCGTTCGAGTTGAACCGTTGGCGGCCTTGAGAGACCAGTTGGCCGACACTGACGAGTCGTACTCCATGTAGATTCCATTTTGCATGTCGCCCGATGTGAAGTCTCCGAAGCCGCAGCGAAATGCGAATTGATCGGTTCCGTTCGACAGCGTCGGGACCTGCACATACCAAGTCATTGTGAACGCGCCGGAGTATGGCTTCATCGTGCCAGCGCCGGTCGTAGCGGCTAACAGAATAGAACTGCGACCTGTCGCTGTCGTTCCGGTATTGAGCGATAGAACGCCCGGATGATAGCTGTCAGGCGCGATCAGAGTTGTTGGAGCCGCGCCGGAGCCGGTATTGCCCGCCTGCCAGTTGAGATTTCCCGTCTGGGCGGCAGAGCCGGTAGACGCGAGAAAATCATCCACTAGGTAAATGCGAGAAATCGGATTTGCCGGTAAGAGTTGTGGAGTCATATTACCTCACGCTCGCATTCTTTAAATCCATAACGAAATAATCAACCCACACCTGCTTCGATGTGGTCCCGACACTGCTAACCATCTGCATGATCGGAGAGAGGCCGACAGTCGGTATATTGGTCGAAATCGTTCCGACCGATACCCCGTTAATGAAAAACGTAAACAGGCTTCCATTAGAAGTGGAGATTCCAAGCCTCACCCATGCACCGGCAGTGACCACGGTCGAAGTATTTGTGATCGTGCGCGTACCGGAGTTGGCAGTTTTGATTCGCCAATTGAGTGACTGCGAATCGTCGTACTCGAAATAGATTCCGTTCGTAAAATCGGCGCTTGGCGAATCGCCGAACCCCGCACGCCATTGAAAACGCTGAGTGGCGTTTGATAGGACCGGGACCTGGACATAAAATTTGACGCTGAAACTTCCTGCATAGGGCTGAAAGCTTCCATTCGGCGGCAGAGTGTCGAGAGTCAGACATGTCCGACCAGTCGCGCTCGTGCCGGTGCTCATCGCAAGTACACCTTGATGAACTGAGTCCGGGCAATTGGTCGGCTGACTTGTCGAACCTACTCCGGTACGGGTCTCGTCCCAGTTGAGCGTTCCGATATTCGTATTCAGAAATGCGGCAGCAATGAAGTCGTCCACCAAGTAGAGGCGGGTCTGTGGATTGACTTGCATTAGCTGGGCAGCAGGCATTACGCACCCGCCTGAATTTCAGCCAAGAAATATTGGCGAACGGTTTGACCATCCGGCACGGTCACGTTGAAAACCGTACCGTCCATCGGCGAATCGAGAAAAGTGTTCGAGGGAAGTGTACCTAAAAGATAAGCCGCAGGAGAGAGGAGACCGAGTTGCAGATACGGGAGCAGGCTCGATAGAGCGCCCATGAGCGCGATGGAGTCCGAGGCGCTCAAATTCTTTGCGACCGCGTAATCGCGGAAGTCGAGGACCACGTTTACGCCGTAGTCCATGCGACCCTTGATGCCGTCACGACGGACTTGCCGATCAGAGAGCCATGTCTGATAGACCGAGTTCCAAGTGTCGTAGGCGGCTTGGTTGGCGGCCTTCTGAGCGGCCAACTGATCGGGCGTCATTGTAATCCACGGCGCCTGGTTGTACGGGTCCGGCAAAGGTGTCACTTCGTCCGGCTGATCGGGGAACTCAATGACCTGCGACGGCCATTGGCCGGGCAAGCCGTTCGGATTCAAATCGTCTTGATACAATTTCACTGCGAGCATGAGCATAAATTGGTCTCCCAAGTCTCTATCGGAGTTAGGCCGGAACCGCTTTTACGAGATGCTGATATAGGCCGTAGGGCGTGATCATCTCCGTGTCGGGAATGGTTCGCACGGCTTGACGAAGCCAATCCGGTACGCCGTCCACATCGAGAGCCTGGGCTAGACCCACGCACAGAAATGTCCCCGGCGCGACCCACGGATTTTTCGGCGGAAGAGGTTGACCGAAAAATTTTCTTAGAATGAGACGCCAGGCAAAATAGAAATATCCGCCGTAAGCATACCCGGCGCCATCATAACCCTGCATCGACTTCTGATAGACGCCCTCTTCCGCATCCTGGGTCATTGGCACTTCGATAGAGTAAACAACGGTATTTGATTTTAGGAAGTTCGGGAACCAGTCGATGCAAACGCCCATGAGATTGCTCTGGAATAAAAGCTGGTCTGGTTCAAAGACCATCGTGAAATGGCTGACCGGCTCCTGAAGGAACCACTTTTCGATAGGACTCAACGGAAGGCTTGAGAATGTGAAATTGAGCTTCATAACACCCCTGCGACGAGATCGGATGATCGGGCGGTACTCTCAAGACCTAATACGCCAAGTCGATTGTCGCTTTACGGAGAGCCTCGAACTCCGAGCAGACCGATTGGTGGAACTGCATCTGGAGCCGCGTAGATTCTTCCTGAGAAAGCTCAAAAAAGAAACGAGCCTTCCCAGGTCGAAGTTTTTCGATTTTGACGATCTTATGTCCGCCCGCTTCTTTGGTTTGCAAGTACGTGGCGAACAAGTAATTCACCGTAGCAAACATGAGACCTCACAACGGATTCTGCATCTCGCAGATTCCGAGTATTCCGCCTGTCGTCGCCTGCACGACCGCAATCGAATCGTATTTGTCGAGCAGGAGAACCATTGGCGAGCGTGCCGGTACAAAAATATCAGCGACGGTTGCCGTATCGTTCCCGCTGGCAGCGTTCGATGAGAGGAATTGGCGGACGTAGCAATCGGTGTTTGACCAGAGTCGATAGGTCCTGCCTTGGGCCAATTGCTGTTTGGCTGACGTGCCGCTGACCGTGAGATTGTAGTTCAGGCCATTCGGTTGAGGCCAAAACGCGAAAAAACTAATCATTGTCTTCTCCCTTTACCCGCTTGGAGAATCGCGACTGACGGTCCTTATCGACCGGCTTCACGACGTCTTCATCGCCGCCGTCGTCACCTTTCGGTGGAGCGACTTGCTTGGAGGGTTTTTCTTTCGGCGCCGGGCCGACCGGCTTGAACTGCAAAATGTCGCAGAAAAAAGATTTCTGGTCGGCTTTGATATCGAGACACCCTTCGGCGTCACAGACCATCTCTCCCCACTCAGTCGAGAGCTTTTTGTTTGCGTAGTGGGCGTGTTGAACCATCATTCTTAATCTCCTTCAATCTAACGGTTGAAAATGCAAACGGGGGACCGAAGTCCCCCGCGTTCAAGACTGATTACTGAGGTCCGAGAGCCGGTTGTCCAGCGAGGCGACCGATGTTTTTCACGATCACCCAGCCGCGAGGACGGAAAATGACAGGTGTATTGTAGTACAACTGCATCCACCGGATACTCGAAGCGACGGTCGCCAGCGGGAACTTGAGCATCGGGCTCAACTCGCGAAGAGTGAGAACCGATTCGTCAAGCTGACCGATGTAGGCCGTTCCCAAACCGGGCAAGTTTTCGTTGCCGTCCAGGAAGGTTGTCGTAGCGCCCGCCGAAGCAATCTGCGCGATCAGATACGGAGTTCCAGCGACACCGTCGGCGAGACGAGTGCGATAGATGTTGTATCCGGTCGTGAGATCGTTTCCAGAGACCGCTCCGCGAGTGATCACGATTTGCACTTCCGCCGAGCCCGCGCCCGCTACGACCGCAGTAGCCGAGCCAGCGATTGCCGCCGACGAGCCGTTCTGCGATACCGCACAAACCGAGTACACATAGGAACCGTACTCTGACGATTGGAACCCGCGAGACGTGCTCTTCGCTTGCACCGTCACGACTGCCGAAGCAGGGGACGAAGCGGCGAGAGCGTTGTCCGCGACACTCGGAGCCGTTTGGTCGATGCGCAGGAACACGTCGGGACGGAGTTTCACAACTCCACCGCTCGTGCGAACTGCGTCGGCCACAAAGCCCACGGTCGCGTCGGAGTTCACAGGAATCGGGTAACGACCCTTGCTGAAGAACACCTTGTTGAAATCCGTGTGTGCGGAGTTCGGCATGTACGCATGGGTCGGGTACATGTAGTTGTCCATCAGGATGCGGGCCACTTCCTCGAACACCGACTCAGTGAGGACCGCACCACGAAGGTCGATCACAAACTGGTTGGCGGGAGTGGTGACACCGTCACCGATCAGGGTCGCGTCGCCATAACCGGCATTCAACTGCTTGTTGATACCGTCGAACGCTTGGCTGATCACAGAAGAGTTGGCTCCGAAGAGACCTTCTTCCATCCGTTGCAGCATCCACTTCGCACCGTTCTTGGTCTCCAGCGCGACCACGTTTCCGTGCGCCGGACGAACCAGCAACATCGGATGTGTGATCTCACGGGTCGTACCCATGAACTTCACGAACGCAGCTTTACGTTGGTAAACGCTGTCGTCAGTGCGAGGCAATCCGCCCTCGTTGATGAAGAATCCACCTTGGCCGCCGTACTTCGAGAGCACGTTGTACTCTTCGACAGTGTTGTAGGCTTTGGTTTTCGGAATGTCGTTGTAGAAAATGATGTTCTTTTCTAGGAACGACACAATCTTCAGGGTGCTATCCAGAGATTCCACGCGGAGTGCGGAACCACCGGAGTAGGCTGCGGTATCGGTGCCGTAGCCAGCCTGAAGCGCCTTATTAATGTCGGCGACAGTCTGTTGGTCCGAGATACCGAAACCGTCGGTCTGGTTCTCGAACTGTTTCGTATCAATGATTGGAAACATAGTTCACTCCTTCCTTACTGGAAAATTGCCTTGAGTTTCGGCAGCAACTCGGGACGAACAAAGCCGTTGGTCTCGAATCCGATCACATCGAGATCTTGGGCCTCACCCTTCCGTACTAATTGGCACAACGCCTCGCTCATTTGAGACTTGGCGACGTGCGGTTGTGGAGAGAGTCCTTTAAAGACCGGCTCTCCGGCTCCTTCACCTTCCAAACCCGAGGCCATTTTGCGCTCGGTTGCCTGCCCGCCTTTCGCGACGGTCGTTTCCGACTTCGCGGTACGTGCGGGAGCGTTCTCAATAATGCCGATGCGCTGGCAAATTGCTTTGAGAACGATGCCGATTTTGGCTTGCGATTTTTGAAGGTCTTCCACCGCGTCCATCACACTCTCGTATGATTTTGCGATTCGGCCTTCGGACTTCACGACGCGCTCGGCAAGCTCGTCAATGCAGTCGCCCGTGTGATCGACAAGGGACTTCAGGAACTCAGACACGTCAATCTTTGTCTGAATTTCTTCGGGCATGTCGTCAGTGAACGACTTCTTTGCCCGACGAGATTTTTGTTCGTCGTGCATGTCCTCTCCATGTTCTTCGCGTTCGTGTTTCTCGTGGTCGTCACCTTTCGCGCCGTAAGGCTTGCCGCTCGGCTTACCTTTGTGGTCGCTATGAGTTTCCGACTCATCCACATGGTCCGCGTCCATGTAGGATTTGCGAGCGTGAGACTTGCGCGACTTTTGTTCGTCGTGCATATCCTCACCGTGTTCCTCTTCCTCGTGCTCTTCGGAGTCGTGTCCCGCAGGGGCTTTCTGACCACCGATCTTGCCGCCTTTTTTGGCGTGCAACGACTTTTCGGCTTTGCCGGGTTTCGGTGAGAAGTCGGACATTTTTTTGCCGCGAGCTTCTTCGCCTTCACCCAAGTCGTCCCCTTCGGGCTGATCGAGGTCGGTGTCCGATGCTTTGGACAACGTCTCTTCGAACGAGGAGAGAGCTTCTTCAACTTGGTCTTTTGTGACTTTCATTTGGTTTCTCTCCTTTTCTTACACTTCGAGTTGTACTGGCGCGAGTGCCGCGACCAGTCCCGTGTTATACGGGTGCCCGGTGATGCTGTTGGTGTCCAACTGCGCCGCCAAAGCCTTCAGAGCCGCAATGATCGCATCCTGATTCGTTAGAATCGCTGCGACCGTGCGCTCTGGAGCATCATAAATCTGCGGTTGTCCGACCTGCGCAGCAGACAGACGTCCGAGACTTGTGCTTCCGCTCATAGCCTTCCCCCTTTCTTAAATAGGTGTTCGACAAAGATTGCCGCCGCTTCTTCGTCGAAGTCAGGACGGCTTTTGAGCACCCAGTCCATCGCCTCCAGTTTGTCGTCGAACTGAAGAATGGATTTGAGAGCTTTTTCTTTTTTCAATTTGAATTCCTGCGGACCCATTTTCTTCGCGTCGGAATCAAGAGACTCCTGCGCGAGCGCGGTTCCGCCAGTCTGACCAGCGATGCTTGTGGCACCCCCGGCTGACAACGCTTTCTCAGCGTCGAGAGACTTCATGGCGATCTCCTCGTCGTTGAATGATTTTGCGAGTAACTCCCAGGTGCAATCGGTGTTGACCGGGCAGTTGGTGATCGCGACATTTCGGATTCTCGCGGCCTCGATGGTTTTATTCGAGCGCCGAATGACTTTCCCTTCGATGGAGAAGCCGAGCTTCTTCCCTGGAACGGACTGGAGAGCTTGGGCAAGTTCCCAGATACCGTCGGCACGCTTGGTGCCCTTGAGGATATAACCCTGACACGTCCAACCCTGTACGTCCCGATACTTCGGGTCCACCGTACCGAGATCGCGGTGGAACTGCACAGACTGAGGATACCCGACAATTGCCGAGGTCTCCTGAGAGTGGTTGTCGTTGAAATGCCCGTGATGAAGAAAGTCATCGAAATCCAAGCCACGCGCAATGACCGTTTCGGCCTGTCGGTCCCGACGGTCGGTGGACATGATGCCCTTGATTTTTCGGGAGTCGTGCTGGTCTTCGGACTGAGCGGAGTCAGCGAAGAACACGTCTGGGAGCCAGACGCGAAAATCGTTTTCACCGATAAAATGTGGTTTCAGTGCTGCCAACTCAAGTCCCCGAAGGTGTTGCTCCTACTCCGTCAAACTTGAGTCTCGTGAAGCGCGTGTGAATACAGTGTCGGACACTGATTCAAAGATGTAAAGAGAGAATTGTCAAATATTTTTGTCGGGCGGGACTTCGTAAACGAAGCTGGACTGGATTGCCCGCATAACATCGGGGTTGATCGCGACGTCCGTCCCGCAACTTTTGCAGACCGCAAACATGCCGGAGCGGTTCCACTTGAGGAGTTTCGAGCGCATTTTCACTTCGTCGCCGTAGGATTTCACAATGGAATCACGGCAATGCGGACACTCAACCTCGACTTTTTTCATCAATGAGTCTCCGTAGGTAATCGGCCTTTGATTCTGATTTTTGGAAGCTGCGCGTTGGAATGACGTAGGACTTTTTGAATCTGACCGGGCCATTGTCCACCGGCACGCAAAGCGCCCAGGACTTTTTGACCTCGCCCTTCATCTCCTGTTTCACGATCTTAAGCAGGCCGACGGGGTCGATGATTTTATGGGTCAGGATGTGATCGAGAGATTTCGGACCTTTGAAAATGTCGCCATGAGTGAGCCCGGCCTCGGCGAGCTTCGATGCCGGAATGTCCACGAGGTTTTCGGCTCCCCCGCGCATCACGACATACTTGCGAAGCGCCGACTTCATCATGCCCTCTTGATACTGAGCCTGCGAGCCGGTGTGCTCTTTGCCGATGCGACCTTGTTGATTCGTGCCGACCGCTGTGGTCTGGTATGGATTCCCGCCCTCAGCCATCGTCTTTTTCGCGACGTAATTCCACACGGGCATCAAGTGGAGAGGCATCCACTCTGGCGGATATTTCGGTTTGCCGTCAGCGCCTTTCACAGCGGCATCGAAAATGTCACGCGGAACAGCGGTGCGAGTTGTCCCGGCCCACGATGGCTTCGAGCCGTGCTCGGTCCATGTCTTGATATCGCCGAATTTCGGATACGGTGGGGGAGCGGATGGATTGGCGGACGTGAAGGACTCTTTGAGAAATGGCTTGATACGAGCGAACTGTTTCGCGGCATACCCGCGCTTCATACGTTCGAGTTCCACGTTGATCGGGTCATTGTGCATCACTTCGTCGAGGGTCATAAATGTGGCCTTCTCGAAGTCCTCTCGCGGGAGCGTGCGGACGTTGCGGCCCGATAGCTCTTTGTACTTGGCGAGGAGTTGCGCTTCAGTTCCACCGGCTCCAACTGCTTCGAGCGCCGAGAGCATGTGCTTGGCGTTGTTTCGGCGCTCCTCTTTTATATCGTGCTGGATATTGTGAAAAATATCTTTGGCACGCTTCAGATACGGGTTCTCTCCGCGCCGCTGGGCTTCGACCATCTCACGAATGGGAGCCTCGGATGCAGCGAACGACGGGTCGCTCGATGCGAGTTCACGAGCCTCTGGCGAAGTCGGCGAGGATGAACGCATGGCTTCCGCAGCGCGGGCCGCAACATTGGCGCGGGCTTCGGCGGCGACCTGACGGACCTCTTCAGCGGGCCGGACACCTACGCGGGCGCGGGCGGCGGCGAGAGCTTCGGCTGACGGTCCTGCGGGTGCAGCGGGCCGTGGAGCCGAATGGCGACCCTCACTCGGAGTGTCGTCGTGCTCTGCGCGGCCAGAAGCTATTTCCCTTTCCGTGTCCCGGCGCGACGCTTCCGCGCCCGACGTGCGACGACGACGCGACCGACTTGGAGCAGGTGCCGCAGCTTCGCTTCGCGCCGGAGCCGCCGACGAACCTGACGAGATATGGCGCTCGTAGTCTGGGTGTGCGACGTCTGAGTGTTTCGCTTCATGGAGATGGTGCTCTTCGAAGTCGTGGCCGTGGTGGGCGTGGTCGCCTTCCGGCGCTGGCGCTCCACCAAGCTTTCGCTTCCCCGCTGAACGGAGATTCGTGATGTTTTCATTGACCTTGTGTTTGCCAACTCCCACCTCGGTCGCAATCTGTTCATTGGTCATTGCGTGATGGCCTTTGAGTCGGCCAATGATCAAGCGGCGAATGTGCTCGCGCTGCGCTTCGTGATGCTTGTGAGGGGAGCTTGCTTCGTCGTCCGAGGAGACGAGGCGACCGTCGGGCAGCTTATACCAGTATTTGTAGTTGCCTGGCGTTCCGGTGCGCTTGACATACTTATGTCCTGCCGCCTTGAAGAGATCGCTTTCAATCGTGTACTGCATCTCGCACCTCAGAGTTCGTAAACGTGGTCGCACCCTTCATCGGAGAATGGCAGAGATATCTCAGCCTTAGAGACTGGCTCTGCGTCCTCTCCGGTGTATTCCAGGACCGCGTCTATTGATGTTTTTCGTTTATTTTCAGTGTCCAGGTCGCCGTAAATATCGTCCACCAACTGACCCCGGCGATATTTCTTCCCGGCGTGCTCGAAATCATCGCTTGCCACGCGCCGGAGACCGAACTCATGGCCTTTCGGAAGCATGAAAAGCTGGCATCCGCACCACGGGTGCGTGGCTTCGATGCAGGGCTTCCAGTTCGCGGCTTTGCGACCGACATTGGATACGATCAGGTCCTTCAGGCGAAAGATTTTTGGTTTACCCTCGCTGTCCAGATATAGGCGCTTGCAATGCTTGCAGGCATTCGGTGCCGGGCGCTTATAACAGAGCGCATGATCGCCCTGCTCAGTGGACTCTCTGATCTCGTGATAGATGCCGTGCTGAATGGCGTTCTGGAGTTCGGTCGAGGCGATTCTCTGCCAGTCGCGGCCACGATTGTCGATCAAAGTGAAAAGGTTTGATTTCAACTGGCTCGGAGTCACGCGCTCTTTGATCGCATTGGAGACTTCCTGCCGGAGCACCTCGATGGAGTTCTTCGTGGCGCCGAGGCGAACGTCGCGGACCATGTCGTCTTCAAGACCTTGGATGTATTGTCCGGCGTGATCGGTCGCATACTCGATGGCCTTTTTCTCGATGCCGGTCTGCGGGTGCATCCGCTTCAGCATTTCGAGAATCTGGTCGTAGGACAGCCCGCGAGCCGTCATTGGCCCGAGAGCGGCTGAGATTTTGCCGATGGTCACACCGTCGGCGATGTACTCGCGTGTGGACGCAGGAAGAAGTCCTTGAGATTTCAAATCCTCAAGTTCCTCTTCGGTCAACGCACGACGTCCCAGAGTCCTATATGAGAAAGCTCTGAACCGTTTGCGAATGATCGCCTCAATCTTTTTTAGTTGGCTTCTCGTCAGCATCGTCCGTTTCGGCTCCGTGTTTTTTCATCAACGCATACAGTTTAGGGTTCGTCTTTTTCATTTCAGCGAGATTAAAGTCCTCTTCCATGTCGTGGAAGTTCGGGTCGTAATCCAGTTCATCGGCATCGCTGTAGCCGTCGTTTTTCTTACCCATTTGACGCCTCTCTGTGCTGGCGAGTTAGCTCTCGCCGTGCTGCCGGTGTCAGCGGAGCGTTTCGGATAAAGTGCTCACGCTGATCTGGCGGCCAACGCATTACACGTCGAATTCGCTGCGCTGTCATTCGGATATTTGTACGACCGGAGCCTACGATGCGTGGCGACCAATACTGAATCTGACGTTCGGAGATTCCCCCGCCGCCCGTACTGATGGAAGCCCTCGGAGTGACCTGGCGGGCCTGGGGTGTTGCCCGCTCGCCAGCTTGCGCGGCCTGGGCGACCCGCTGATAATTGGCTTCCAAATGCTTGACAGCCCGCTCACGGAGCGCCCGGTACGCATCGGCGTAGCGCGTGGTCGCGTTCTCCTCTTTCGAGTCCCAAGTCCCATGCCAGTGACGGCCCAAGAGATATGCTTTGCCGAGGTGACATGCCATACGAGTTGACCGGCCAGAACTGATCTCTTCCCGAGTGAGAGGATGTTCGCCTGCCGAGCCTGTGAGTGATCGCGACTGAATCTGCGCGGGCGTGAGCTTATATTGATGGACGTTCTTTATGTACTTCTTCCCGTTCGTAAATGCCGCGAAGTGGACCGGCTCGGTGAACGCCTGTAGGTCCTCGGTCGTCAGATGCACGCCATTCTCAGCGCAGAAAAGAGCGAAATTGTTTCGCATCGAATTTAGCTCGCTCGGCGATGAGAAGCTGAAGCCCTGATTGGCCCAGTTATATCCGCCGACGTCGAGGGCCGCTGTGACCTCGACAACGCCGCCATTTGGCTGACGTCGCATGAGTTCACGCTGTCCACGGTTAATGAGATCGCCGACCTTCGCGGTGCCACGATAATCGGCGCGGACTTCCATGAAGGAATTGTAGATATGAGGGCGACCCTCTTTCTTTGACCACTGCCGAGACCAATCGCGCATGATCGGATTGCCGTCTTCGTCGTAGACTTGAAACGACATGCTAATGTGAGCGCCGCGAGCTTCAGCGGATTTGATTTTTACCTTGAGACCCTCGGCCTCGAAGTTGTACGGCCACTCTTCCTTTTTCAGCGACTTGCCAAAGATTTGTTTGATCGACTGATCGAGTTCGCGGGCCATAGCAACCCGGTCTCCACCGCGCTCCATCAAGGATGCCATATGGAAAGCCATAGAGCCGCGCAGTTCGCCGAGTTCGCGCTCCTCGCGCTCTTTCTCTTCGCGGGCACGCTGTTTGGCACGCTCGCGGATACCTTTGAGGTCTTTCGGCTTGTGCTCGGCGGCGCGGGCCGTGCGCTTCATCTCCTCAGCGTACTCTTTTGGAATGACACCTTTGTCAGCGAGCCCTTTGATGGCGCGGTTGTAGATCATATTGCCGTAAGTGCCGCCATTGCTGGTCACGTCGCCATTTTGAGAAGTGAGATCGCCCTGCGCTTGCTCGACTCTCTTCACCGACTCGTGGAGCTTTTTCAGCATACCGCGAATCGTTTTCTGATCGCCGATCTGTGGAGCTTCATTCAGAATCGGGAGAAGCCGTTGGGCAATCGGGGTGGACGAGTGTTGGGTCAGGTAATCCTTTGCGTGCTTGAACGCTGCCGCTATCTCTCCGTGGGCCTTTGTAAGTTGTTCGCCTGTGAGTTCCTTGTCGGCATCGTCGGTCGCCTCTGCGCGGGCAACGGTGCGTTCGAGTTCGGACTTCTTATGCCCGATTGCCTCAAGGATAGCTGCGTGATGGCGGCGCTCTTCAGGAGTTCCGTGTTGGGCGAGGAGCCGATGGTGTCCAATGTCCTCTTCACCCATCTCTTGAATGTTTGAGACCAACTCGTGATGGTGCGCTCGCTCATGCTCTTCTCCGTGCTCGGCCAGGTGCCTATGAGCGGCGATATCCTCTTCGGTCAGCCGATGGTGACGCTCGCCCTCGTGATAAATGTAAACCCATTCGCCGGTCGGCCCTTTGTACTTGCGGATGTATTTGTGAGGGCGCGATTTGAGGAGATCGGGGACATACGACTTGGACTGATTTGTCTCCTCGCTGTAGTCCACGTCTTTGATTTTTTCTTTGGTCTGATATTGCTGTTTGGTCGCGATACCGCCGTGAGAGAAATCCTTACCCTGAGCCTTGGCCTGCTCGCGATAGTTATTGATCGAACCGCCTGCGCGATTCTTCCCGCCAGGAATAACGAAGTAGTTCGGGTCGTCGGCCTGACCTTTGGATTTGATGCAGAGAGCTTCGAGCACGACGTTTTTCGGCGAGTGCAGATTCTCTTTGACGTGTTTCGGGAGACCGCCCTTGTGCTTAATCCACTTCCAGCTTTCGACCTCTTTATCGGGGTCGTTGACCATCGAGGTTTTCGGGCGCTCCTGAACCTCGTATTTGAAAGCATGGATGGTCTTCTCTTTGCCGGTGTGAGTTTTTACCTTTGTGGTCTTGAGATGCTTGAGCTTGTCCGCCTCGATGCCCGACTCTTCTTTGAGTTCGCGCTTACCGCCTTCGTGGGCGTCTTCGTCTTTTTCGAGGTGTCCACCGGGGAGAGTCCATCGTCCATTGTCACGGCGCTTGCCCATAAGAATGTGATCGCCATGAATAACGCCCACCGAAGCAACTGTGCCGTCCGCTCCCTTGCCCAGAAATTTGTCGTCACGAGTTCGCTTGCCCTCGTCATTGTATTCCTTCACCTCTCGCGTGCGTGGCTCTTTGCCGGTCATTTTGAGGTTGGTCTGCTCATCGGACCCGTAGCTCGAACCATCCGCACCCATGTTGCCCTTGAGAGTTGCGGATGCTCCGCGAACCTGCTGGACCTTGCCGACGCCGCCAACCCAATACTGGGTCTTTGTTTCCTTGCGAGCGGGCATTTTGTGATCGGAGTAATACTGACGGGTGTCGTTATAGGTGCGCGTGGTGGACTTCACCGCCTCGTCGCCCTCTTGTTTGAGTTCCTCTTTGACCGGGCCTGGGCGCTCCTGCCGGTTGCGCTCCTTGGTCTCCTGAGCACGCTCCTGCATCTTTACGTCGGCGTCCTTGTACTTCTCCCAGTCCGGGTGACGGTCGAGTACGTCCTCACGACGGCGAATCATACGAGCGATTCTCCGGGCCATTTTCGCGCCCTGGAGTTGGTCCTCTTCGCTCTTTCTTATGTGATCATCACATAAAATGTAGAAATCACCCGTTGCCAATGACCTCTCCGATCTCGCGTTTGATTTCGGCAATCATGGAGTTAAACTCATGGTCCCATTCCTCAAGAATCGTAGCCTGAGAAGCGTAGAACGGTTCTTTCTCGTCTTCCATCGAACCGTCCTCTTTGGGTGTGATCACCACGTTGAATTTTGAACCGGCTATCGCCTTGATGAGTTCCTCGCGCTTGGCATCGAACTCTTCCTGCGACCCGGCCTTGATCACAACCTTCATAGTTCAAGCTCCAGAGACTTTCCGAATGGCTTTTTGATCGGCGGCTTTTTCTGTTTCGCTGGCGCTGCCGGTCCATCTGATATCGCGGCCTTCTTACCGCCAGTGATTCCGCCCGGCGCTTGTGGCGGGCCTGCTTTGACGTTGCCCTTGCCAGCGGTCGGATTCGGCATCTTTTGATTCGGCATTCCCGGCGTCACTTTCTCACCGAACGAATCCTTCGGGCCATTCGGTTTGCCGCCGCCTTCGAGTGCTGCGAGTTCGGCCTGGAGTTCCTCGATGGACATATTCTCGTAATCGGGTTCTTCCTCGGCTCCCTCTTCCTGGTCCTCGGCTAAACCATTCTCATCGGTGCCGGGCGGAAGCGGTTGGCCGTCAGGTCCCATCGGTTGACCATCCGGTCCCATTTGCTGTTGCTGAGATGCCTGAATCTGCGCGGTGACGAACGAAATGAACTGCGGGTCGAGAATCAGATTGCCCGGATTCTCTTTGATCGTTTCCATGTCGATATCGTCGAGATCGTGCTCGGCGCGGATTTCGTTCACGGTCTTATAGAGCTTGACCTGTTTCTCGGTCTTCTCCAGATCGCCCATCTCATCGCCGACGTTCAGGCCGACGAACTCAAGCTCGAAATCCGGGTTGAGTCGATAAACGATGTACTCATTGAGAAGCGTTTGGATGTGGCGAAGGAGCGGACGCAGGCCCTTGTCCTGCGAGAACATGATACGCTCCATCTGATTGCCGTTGCCGAGTCCACCGCCGCCTGCGGAGTTCTGACCGGCGCCCATGCGCGAGATATCGAATCCGATTTCGATTGGGTCCATCTGGAAGACGCCGCAAATGGTCTTGATACAATACTCCATCCACTTACCGAACTCCATTTCACGGTTATTCGCGTGGAGAGAAACCCAATTCGCTTTCGAGTCTTTGCCTAGCGACATGATCGGGGTCCGCCAAGCATTGTTGATGCCGGTGACTTGCGCGTACCATTGACGACGGAAAGCTTCGAGTTGATCGGGCGGCACCGAGCCCTCGAACGTGAGGATGCCCTTGATGCTGGAGCCCTGAGTGAAAAACTTGCGGTTGTAGGTCTCGGCGTTCATGTGCGCGGTCAACGTCGTGACCATCATTTCGATCTCTGAGAAGCCGTAGCCCTGAGCCATGATATCGGTGCGCGGGTTTCGCACGCCGAACGCCATCTCCCACTCATCGAAAACGTGACGAATCACGCCGTTGATCACCTGGGCCGTGCGCGGATGCTTCGGCTCGAACTCTTTGAACCATTGCTCGGAGCCGTAGGGTTGCACGATCACCGGGTCCACGTTCGGGAAGCCGACCTTCTCGACGTTTTCTTTCTTGTCCGCGATCAATCGAATCGTGGCCGCGTCCACGGCCTTGAACTGATACGGCAGTCCGTTGTTCCGTGGCGCGACCTCAAAGTTGATCTGATCGAAGGTAAGTGAGTCGCGACAGATTTTTCGCACGAAGGTTTCGAAGTTGTCGCGGCGCTTGAGTTCCGGCGTATCGTCAAACGTCTCGGGGACGCCGCAATAGAGCAGGAACTTCTCGATCTCCGACGCCTCTTCGAGTTCGGCCTTCGTTGGCGTCTTGTCGATATCGCGCAAGCGGACCTTGAAGCCCACTTTGTATTTGTCGAACTGAGGGACGGCGAAACTGGCGGCCTGGTTCACCCGTGTCTGAATCACCGCTGCCACGATTGGGTCGGCGTAGGTGATCTGACGGCACTTCGGGTAATCGAGAATCGAGTACCGCTCTTTGTAGCCGTAGCCCGTGCTCTGATAAGAGAACGGGTCCACCATCGAGGCTTTCGGGTCGTAGGCAGCATTGTCCGGTTTCAACAATCCGGCTTTGATCAAATCAGCGCGGAGAGGCAGAATCTCCTCTCGCACAAATCCAATCCCTTGTGATAGTACGTCGCGGACAATACCCATAGGCGGTCAAACTCCGTGGTTAGGCTACGCTGCCGGTTCGGGCATCAACCGTCACTGATTCAGCACCGCCGTAGCGTGCGTCAGCGATGATCATGCCGGGCTGATTCTGCGAAGCCATTTCAGCCTTCATCATTTCAATAAGAGCGGCGTCGGTCGGCGAGGTCGCTTTGATCACTTCACCGCCAAGCTGCAACTCAGTTTTGTTGAAATCGTTTTTGACTGCCGGAGTGGACGGGCTCGTTTTGTTGTCGAGAGCGCCGGACTTGAAGGCTTCTTCAACCTGCTTGTCCATCGGCATACTCATCGACTTCTGCCAGCCCTCGTGGACTCCCGCGCTCACGCCCGCTTCCTCTTCCGTGTGACCGGATTTGACGAAGTTGTTCAGCGAATGGTTGTAGGCGCGTTGCTGGTCCTTTGCGATTTGCATTTGCGTCGGGTCGGCGTGACGACTGAGCAGAACGGTCGCTTTGTCGGCGACCGGGTTGCCGGTCATTGGCCCGAAGTCAAACACCACACCGCCAGGTCCCGCGCTCTTCACGAACGGCATGGATTTATAGTGCGGATTCGGATTCTCCACGCGACCGAGGTCGTTGGAGTTCTCGTGGATGTTGGCGATGGTCTCAGGGTCATTGCGGTCCTCAACCATCTCGATCAGTGAATCGAGCACAGCCTCGGTCTCCGACTTGTTCATTTTCTTACCCTGTGCTGCGGCCTCTTGGAATTTCTTCTTGCCGTACTTCTTGCGGCCCACGTAGGCGGCGACACCGGGAGAGGTTTCGGCGGCGAGCTTTTTGAAGCCCATGTAGCCCTTGCGGAGTTCTTCCATCGCCTCGTCAACCTCAGCATAGGACTTGCCAATGTCGTGATACTTTTTCACGAGGGCGTTGATCTCGTTCTTGATACGAGCGTACATTTTCTCGGCGACCTCTTTCGCAGCGTCGTCGAGTTCCCGCTCCATGAACCACGAGCAGTTTTTCAACTCCTCAAGCTCTTTGACTTTCCATTTGAACTGCATGGCGAGGCTCGACCGTTGTTGATCGGGCGTCGGCTTGTATGGCTCGTATGCGATAGGCTCGGCCTTCTTCGGGAACAGCGACTTGCCGAACAGATCGTCCATGAAGTCAGACGACGACTTGTGGGCTTCTTCGCCGCCCTCTTCTTTGTCGAACTGACGAAGCTTTTTGATCGCACCTTTCGAGTGCTCTTTTTCTTTGGCCTCTTCATCGACAAATTCTTTGATCGGCCCTTTGCCAATCCACGGCTCTTTTTCAGATTTCATGGGAGCCATGCACTTCTTTTTCTTTTTCAGGTCTTCCATGTGATCATCGTCACAATCCGACTTGAGCAAGTCCTCGCCATTGAGATCGCCGAGAGCTTTGAGAAAGAGTTCTTCCTGGGTGAGTGAACGCTTCACGAGACCATCGCCAGAGGTGGTCTCTTTCTCTTTGTTGATTTTCTTTTTCTGGTTGGTGTAGCGCGGAGATTCATCGCGCTTGCCCTCGCGGACCTTGGGGTTTTCTTCTTCGTCCGCGCCATGAACCGAGTCCACTTCCTCGGCCCGGTCGTTATCGACCTCTTTGCGGGTGACGATCTTATCGTCGTGGAACTGTTCGCCGTGCGTGTCTTTGATGTTTGCGGCGCCATAGTTGTCGCCGTTGTCGTCGCCTTTGGAATACTCGGACTTGCCGATGTACTGACGCATGGACTTGGCGACATTGTCATTTTGCGTGAGGGTCGCCGTCAGCCGGTCGGCGGCATTGCCCGCGAATCCGATGCGACCGTTCTCACCTTTCGCGAAGCCTTTTTCGATCATCGGCGCCACGGTGTCCTGGGTCTGCACGATGAGTGTCGGCTGTCCCACATGGATGCCGAGAGATTTCAGTTGGTCCATTTCGTCCCCCATTGATTTCTTAGTTTTGTTTCCTTCGCGGGTGAGGCCGGTCGATGCCGTGCAAACGGCATATGCGTTGACCTTCTTACCCTGTTTGGCTTTGACTTCCTTCACGCATCGTTCCCATTTTTCAGGCATTGGCTTCTCCCTTGGGCGCCGGTTTCTTGGCCGGTGTTTCAGACCCTTGCTCTTTCGGAGTTTCGGCATGGATTCGGCTCAACGTGTGGCCGGGGAGTCGCTCCTTCATAAGCTGGGTCACGCGCTCGATGGCCTCACCGTGACTCTGCGACTCGACCTGCGGGAAGCGATGTTTGTACTCCTGCCCGTTGTGGGTGAAGTGGACTTCGACCGCGTGGTGCTTGGGCTTCATATTGGCGGACAGTTGGTGCATGAGCTTACGGGTTCCGCCGCGAGACCCTTCGTCCCCACCGTGCATTTTGACGTGTTCGCGATGCGCCTGGTCAAGTTCCTTTGGCGGCTTCCCATCGTACAGGTGAGAGACCATCTTGTGCGTGTGCTCGGCGGCGGCTCGCACGGCTTGGTTTTTAGCCTCGTCTATGGTCGCTTGGTGACGTGTCTTCTCCTTGATGGCCTCTTCGATGGCCAGGCGCTTTGATGCGGTGCCCTCTAGCTCCCTGGCAGCATGAGCCTGGTTTTTCGGGTCTGGGTGCTGGACCCATTTGGAGAACTTCCGGTGTTCGAGCCCGGCGACCGGCACCCACTTGCCCTCAGCCATTTTTTTGTACTTGTTGCCGTCCGGCCCGACATGGACCGTGCCGACGGGGACTGGCTTGCCCTTAAATATAAAGTCCAAGTGGGACTTCCTGAACTGAGAGAATCTCGATTGCGATTCGAGGACCGGCATGATGCGGCCCTGGAAGAGCGGATGGATTGCGCGAGGGTTCGATTCATCGCGGTCGTTCACGATGGAGTAAAACTCGCGCACGGTCTCATATCCACCGGCTGAACGTGGGCGGGTGAATGTCTGGCCGCCATAGTTCACGGTCTCGGCTTGTTCGGCCCAATAGGTGTCCGGGTATGGCATGTAGCCGCCGCTCGGGTGCTGCATGTACGGATTGTAGTATTGGCTCTCCGGCGTCACTTGCACCGGGGAGAATGGGTCAAACGAGAGAGCCTTCATCAAGTCCTGCTCGATTGCTTCGACTTTTGTTTTCGGGCGTGTGGCGAGACCTTTGACAATGTGTTCGTCGAGGATGCTCGACAGTTTATCCAAATCTTTCATCTGGCTCCTCTTCCATCGCCGCTATCGGAACGCCGTCCTGGATAACCAAGCGTTCATCGCAAACATCGCAACGGAACTCGGTCGCTTTGTCACTGACTATGTTTTCAGATTGACATACCGGGCATAGGTGAGTGGTCAGGCCGAAGCCGAGTGGTCCGTCTTTGCGATAGTAGGCGTAGACGGCCTTTTTGATTTTCGCGAGCAGTTGATTCGCTCGGCTTTCAGAGAACTCGAACTCGGTTGCGATCTCGCGGATTGACTTGCCCTCGATACGGCATCTGAGGATATCGAGTTCGCGGGGGGACAGAGCGATCAAGCAAGCAAACCGCTGTATGTCGATGCCTGAGTCCATTTGTTTATTTGCATTGCCGTCGTCAGAGATCAGCGCGAAGTCGAAATCGTCCACGCGCATCGGTCTGCGGGTTTTCGCCCGCTCGTCGCCGATCATCTTTCTGACCTCGTCAAGCACCGCGCCCTTGATACGATACTCCGCGAAGGTTTTGAACTTCACGTTCCGACCGGGGTCGAATCGTTTCAGGGCTTGCGAGTAGCCGAGCATTCCGGCTGAGATCAGGACCGAGGTGTCGAGCCGCGTGAGATTCTTCTCCTTCAGCGTTCGGAGCACCACGATCTTAATCCACTTGACGATCTCTGGAGTCATTCATCAACCGCCGATTACCAAGGTGCAAGGGCATACAGTGGTGCCAGGGTTGACGACTGATATAGAGGTGAAGGTCGCCCACATCTTTGTGGACTTGCCGGGCTGGAGGTCCAACGGCGCCTGTCCATTTATGATGAGAGAGAGTGCGGCAGTCGGCTTGATGTAGAGCCATAGGCCGGTTGCGATAGTCTGCATGTTGATTGCGGTTGTGCCGGGTGCGAACTGTGCTGGCGAGAGGTTTAGGATTTGGGTGAGCGACGTGACGTCAATGTCGCTGATCTCTTCGTCAAACCGAATGTTTTGCGGTTGGTTCGACGTGTCGTCCGAGATTAGGATTTGCGTCGTCTCTAGATACCTGCTCATTGTTGACCCCCTCGATCACTTTGATGTTGTGCGCTTGAGGCTTTCCAACGCCATTACGGATTACAGCCTGGGGGTCAAACTCGACCGTCTCTCCCTTTTGGAGAACCCTGAACTCACCGGGCTCCGAATTTATTTTGGAGTAGTGAGCGAAGTAGTCAGTGTTGTCCTGACCACGGATGAAGCCATAGCCGTCTTGTACGTTGAACCAAATCACCTGTCCGCGCATGTTATGAAGGCTATAAGACGAATTTGCGTTTGAACAGCGAAAAATTACACCGTCCTACACTTTTGCAAGTTCGTCCAGGAAGCCCGGCTCTTGGTCAGAGTCATTGTTTTGTCGGTCGGCGAATGACGACTCTGTGCGGTGTAGTACGGTTGGCTCGCGGAGAGCGGATATCGCGTCTTTAAGGTCGTCGATGTAGATGGAAACGATTTCGACGATCTCGCGGACCTCGCTTGCTGTCAGCTTCTTTTTGACATGGTCTGGAAGCAACTCGTCAAAATACTCGAAGAGCCTTTGGTTCAGCCGCTCTTTCACTTCTCGCATGAAAGGGCCTTCCTTGGCCCGAAGGCCATCCGTGGCATGTCAACTCAAAAACAAAAGCTGTTCGGCCTCGCGGCGCCGAAGCAATCCTTCAACCACCTTGCCGTTATCGTGGTCCCACTTGGGGAACTCCGCTGCGACCTCTGCGGCAGGTGCGCTGAAGTTGAGCAGTTTGAGCATGGTCGATGTTTCGAATGCGCCCACACCAACATTGTACGCGAACGAGCAGAGGGCGCAAAACTGATTGTCAGTGACCGGGACCTTGATGTGAGCACGGACGACGTTGGCGACCGAGGTCAACTCGGCGGCCATCCATTGATCGGCCTCTTCCTGTGAGCAGGCGTCGGATGCGCAGACTGGGCGTCCGCTGATACGGGTCGTTCCCCACCCGATTGTCCACACGCCGCCCTCGTCCTGGTAAGCTTTTAATTTACAGCCCTCAAACTCTTTGATGATCGCGATTGCTGGCAAAAGGGAAGGCAATGTCGTTAGGTCCATACGTCCACCTCGCATGAACCCTTTATCGGCTAAAGAGATTTGAGATCGGAGAGAAATGTGTTGGGCGGTTCTGGTTCGGGCTTGAGGTTGATATCTGGAATAATGAAGTCCACGCCGCCGTCTCCACCGCCACGAACGGTGAGATTGACTTCGATCATGCCAGCACCGGCATCGACGACTCTGATATCGCTGGCCTCCACACCGGCTGGCAATCGTTCGTGAACCATCTTTTCAACCACGCGCTTCACATTCTCGCGGGTCTCCTTCGTGTCGGCCTTGTTTTCGAACATGCCTCGCAGCGTGGAGTTCATGTAGTCTCTGAATTGCGCTTCGGTCATTGCTCCTGGCATCGAATCATAGGCGATGGGTGGACGATGCTTGTCCTCGCGTCTCGGTGCGCTCATAGCTTTTTCAACTCGGTGAGAAACTCTGGGTCGTGCTCGTTTGAAAATTTCGGGTCAGCGAACGACTCGGCGATTCCCATGCCGGTCTTGATACGGGCTCTGAGATCGGCGTCGGTCTCTGGGTTGCCGTATGCGTCCACTCCGCGTGTGAGGCCATAATCCACAGCGATAAAGTCGAGCGTTTCCGATTGGGCAGTCTCTATGGTCGGGAGCTTGTCGAAGTCTCCGAGCCATTCGCGGGCCTCGTCAATGGTAATCAGCCCGGCGTTGTGTGCCGCCGTTGCCATTTCAAGCGTCTTGCTGAGTTTCGACATGGGACTTATCGAGGATGATTTTCTGATCGTGATAGTCGCCGGAGATCGACTCAATGTTGATCTGATAGATTTTGCCGTCGAACGAGGTCCATCGGTGATTCGCGAGCCCAGTTTGCAGGGCCTTGATGAGAATCTCGGCGGGAATGGATTCGGGGTATATGATCTCGACGGTCTTCCCTATTTCCATTTTGCGTTCGCGTGGCGGCTCTGGAGTTGGCTTCGCCTCTTCGATCTCGCGCTCGATAGGCTTGTCCTTTTTGAAGCACGCCTCTGAGCAGGTGCGACTCGGCGAGTTCTTGTGGACTTTGAACTCGGTCGAGCAGACCACACACCGACGCATCACGAGTGGAAGCGGTTTCTCATCGGTGCTCATGCCACGTCCAAAAGCAAAGAAGTAGCGGCGCGATGGCCGCGATAGGATGGCCGAAGAACACGGCGGCTCCCGCCAAGCACAGATAAACAAATCTCAGAAGTATGATCTCCACCCACGTCTCCAGAAACCTCAAAAGTCCACCTTCACTCCCACGCCAGCCTCACACCCTTCGCCGGTCGCGCACGAGAAATGAACCTCAGCGGACACGGCGTTGTACGGTCTGCCCTCACGGGCTTTGCGTTGCTCTTCGGGGTCGTTACCAGGACCGAACGGCACGAGTGTCGTGTAATCGCCTGGTTTAAATTCAATACCACACGCAGGGCATTTTTGTCCCACGCTAAAGTGATCGGCAGACTTTGGCCCGAACTTTCTAGGCTTGTCGCTCACGTATGAACCGCCTTATTGCGGTCCTCTTCCAGATTTGGGAACTCTTTGTCTATGGCCTGAACGATCTCTTTTTCGAGAGCGCGGCGCCGTAAACCGATCATCCATGCGTTTGAGCCAGGTCTCCCACGGCAGGATGAAGAAGAGAATGCCAGCGGCCCACATGAAGGGCGAAGTGTTTATCCACAGGAGCTTCACCGACTCGATATACCTGTCCTTGCCGATTAGGTCCTGAATCAAACCGTTGACACAGATGGCGACGCAGTAGCCGCGAACGAACTGGCTCATTTAACTCTCCTCTAGCATTTGTTCATAGTCTCGATAGGCATTGCCGAGCCGGTCAAGCTCCTTCTCACCGTGAATGAGACGGATGAGATGATACGTGATAAATCCGTAGGTGCGCGTGACCTCGTGCCGGGTCTCACCGTCGAGCCATGTCGTCGTGTAATTGTAGTTCCACCCCGAACGTCTCCAGCCGGTTGTGGCGTGGCGACCTAGTTTCGCCATGTCCACGGCTTGTACCATTTGCGTTTGGGTTTACCATTGCGAAGCTCGTCCTCTTCGGCCATGAGTCGCCGATACGAAGTGGAGTCGGCGGCCTGATAGCGTTCGACTCTGGTCTTCACCTCTTTGACGATGTTGTCCCAGCGGTCCTCGTCAATGTCCTCGATCTCACCGAGCGCGAACTCTTTGTCTTCGAGTTTGATCTTATCCACGAACTTGTCGAGCGTGAGATCGCAGAACTCATCCACCCAGTCGGCGATGTAGTAGTATTTGTCTGGTTGATATTTGAAACGCCCGAAGAGAATCGGGTCTTTGTTTCGGATTTTCTCTTTGTTGGTCTTGAGCGGCTCGGACTTGGTGTAGTCGATGAACAGAATCCAAAACTCGTCAAAGATGTTTGCCTTCTGGAGAGCCTTGACCTTGAGTTGGACCTTGCGAGGCACGACACGCGGGAACTTTTCGAGCGGCTCCCATTTGATCACTTTCTCTTTGACGACGTTGCGGAATTTGTCGATGTGTTTGAACTCGACCCACTTGTCGATGCCGAACGCCACGAGTTCGGATTCGCACACGAGGACTGCGACCTCTTTTGTGAGTTCCTCGTAGAGTGCTTGCTGACCCATCTCTTTCGAGTAGGCCACGAGCTTCTGGAGTTTCGAGAGCCGTTTTTTCACGCGCTCGATCTGTACCTTGCCGAGTTTTGATTTCACGAACTTGATGTAGAGGCTCGCCGAGATATCCTTCGTCACCGGATTCTTACCGAGTTTCATCTCCATGCCGGTTCCGGCATTGGTGTAAACCTGATAGCCGAGAGTTGTACTGCCGGTGCTGAATCCACCGAAGCTGGAGTCGCCTATGAGCCAGGTCTGACCTGCCGGTGACGTGACGGTTGTTTGTGTACCTGACATTGCTGTCCCCCTATGCGATTAGATGAGCCAATGGGTCAAATGATTCTACTGGCAATGAAGCGCCCTGCACGGCCACGAATCCATTCACCTCGCGGACAGAGATTGAGAAGACGCAGAAAATATCCACGACCCAATCTCGATTCTCCGGCATGGTGAAAACCTCTGGTAGCTGTGCCACATGCCCATAGCCCAAGTCAAACAAAGCCGACGCCGAATAGCTATATCGTCCGTGAGCACCGTGCATTTCGAGCAGGTGCTCGGTCTGACGTAAACAGGTTTGTATATGGTTCACGGCCTCGATCTCCAGGCGCGTCCGCACATGGCTCCAGCCCATATTGACGACCGCCTGGTCGATTGTGAGCTTGCGGAGTTTCGCGTTCACACGTTTGCCAACTGTGGATTGTGTTTGATCATGGCGTCCATGCCGGTCGATTCGAGAGCCCGGATACGAAGCTCTTGTTCAGCGAGGATGCGACCGATCTCCTCGGTGATCAGGGTCATTGCGATGCCAGCGTTCAGACTCTTCGCTGCGTTCTTGAGGCGCTGTCTGATTTGCGTGTAGACCTCGTCGTACTCTTTATCCTTCATAGACCCCTCACATTGACTCCAATTCGGCACGCCAGTCTTTCGCCGACCGAACCTGCTTGAGCTTCCACGCCAGGTCCTTGTACTTGGACAAACGATGCTCTTCGTTTTTGACATGCTCATCGAGTTCAAAAAGTTTTTTGTTCACGGCTTTGTCGATATCGGCCTTGTCCAACAACGAAAGCTCGTCGAGTTTGTGGAGACCGGACACGATGCAGAACTCATCACACGAGATTCCTTTGACGCCGACCTTCCCCCAGCCAGCGATCAAGTCGTGACCTTTGTAGACCTTGTCTCCGGTATCGTATTCCTGCTCGTAAGCGTCAGTGATCGCTTGCTGTAGGCCAATGAAATCCTCGCCTTCGACAGCGGCGAACGTGTGGTTCTCAAACATTATCCAGGCCGTGAGCATCATAGATTCTTCAGGCTCTCGGTGAATGGTTTTTCGTTCGTGTCCATCGTCACGCGGACCTTCATACCCATACGGTCGGACATGGCCTTGGTCATTTCTTTTGCGAGGTCCGCTGGCTCGACGTGTTTGGCTGGCGGTTTGGGGAGAGCGATCTTTAGATTGTAGACCGGCTCCTCGAATATCTCATCCGGCACGTCGAGAGTCATTTTGAGTGCGATCTCGTTGGCCTTGCAGTTCGGTTTTGATTTGACGAATGTGGCGACCGTGCTGATCTCCCACTTGCTGCCGAAGCGCGACTTGCGTGCGCCGATTTTCATCCAGACTTCTTTTGTCACGGTGATATTCCTTGTCGTTGCATCTCTTCGTCGATGTACTTGGCGACAAAGATCGTCGCCTCGTCGTTTAGATTCTTGAGCATCTCGATTGCGGCGTTTGGGTCTTTAGCGCCGACCCTGCCGATATCGTGCTTGAGCACGATCATGCAGTCCATCCAGGCCGCGTGAAAACAGGCTTTGAGTTGTCGGCCCTGCTCGGACTTCTCATCCATACCCGGATAGGTCGAAGTGAAGAACTCCTGCCACTTGGATTCGATTGTGATCATGCTGTCACCTCTTCCCATTCGCGTTTGTCTGGAAAGTCGATAATCCGCCGCGTGCTCATCGCATGGAGATTTCTCGACGCCTCAAACAGATGAATCATCTCTGGTATCACGGCATCGACCTCGATCAGTTTGCTTGCGTGATAGGGCGAGCCGTCCTTGATCGCGAGCCAAGTGACCTGCGGAATGAGAACCTCTTCGCCTGAGTGTTTGGATTTTAGTCTGACAAACGAACCGAAAAGCTGTTTGCCGATGAGAGCCATTACCTCTTCAGATGCCATGCTGTCCCCTATGTTACGCCGTCGCCCACGAAGTTGAATGAGAACTGATAGCTTTGGCACGCCTCGTTCGCCATCCAGAAACTCATCACGCAGTCGTCGTGCGCTCCGAGACCCTGTAGCTTCCCATCAACCCATGTGAAGGCTTTGAGTTCGTTGATTAGCACGTCGGTCACGCGCCTGTCACGCTCCGTCTTACGCGGTATCACGACTTTGCGGTTTTCAAAAAGAATCTGCATACTTGGCACACCCTTCTCCAGCGAGTTTTTCGCCTGAGCGGTCGTCGTGAAGCCCTCGACTGGGAGATCGGTGTTCTTGATTAGCTCGTCCGCGAACACACGCTGGAAGGCGTTGTTCTCGATCAGGATTTTGAGTGGCTTGAACGTAGCCGCCGCATCCTGGATATCGCGGAGTTGCTCGGACATGTTCTTACCTTTTGAGCGGCGGATATCGAGTATCCAGCGGTTCTTGTGTTTGTCGAGCCCGATGGTCGTGATCACCGTGTAGTCAGCGCCGACGGTGGAAGACATTGCCAAGTCCACCCCACAGAAAATCTGAAGGTGCTGCCGGTCCTCTGGGGTGAGATAGCTCGGCATCTCATAGGTCTGATCGTAGCACCCTCTCAGCATGTACTCTGGGAACAGCGATGCGTCGTCGTTGATCGGCTGACACATATACTCGCGTGCGAAACGTGTTGAGCCGACCTCGCGCTTTTTCTTCTCCAGCATCTCGCGATTGTAGCGCGTGGACCATAGCGGTTTGGTTTCGGTCGCATCGTCGAGCGCCGTGTACCGCTTGAAACAGTATTCCTCGTTCACCTGGAGTTCAGCGTAGAGGTCCATTTGATGAAATGGAGTTCCCACCACGATGAGTTGCCCGCCTGGGACAAGCATTGGGGTGAGGGCCGAGAAGAAGTAGTCCACCTGTTTTTTACGGACGAGTTCCGAGTAGATCGTTTCATCGTTCAGAATGTCGTCACAGATAATCCAGCCAGGGTGAGCACCACGAACACGGGTGCCATATCCACGCGCTCTGACCATTGCACCGTTCGAGCACTTGATTTCCATTTTCGACCATGCAGCGTCCGAGTCGATGGGCTCTAGGAACTGAAGCTTTGGGTTCGATGCGATCTCGGTCTTCACGAGATCGAGGAGCGCAATCGCTTGGTCCTGAGTCGCTGAGAACAGATAGCCAAGTGACACGCGAGGAATGGACTTGCTGCCAGCGCCGGTCGGTATCCAGTTGTAGTAGAGCCGCCAGATAATGTAGGCGAACGTGAAGAAGAATGATTTGCCGTGGTCACGAGGCGCGTTGATACAGAGCTTGCCGTGTTTGGCGATGAGATTGGACCACGACTTGTGGTGATCGGCTATTTCAAGACCGAGTATGTCCTCAGCGAAGTACGACAGGTCCGCCCGTCGCATGATCTCTTCGTGGGTCTCAGTGAAAATCACTCCCGTCGGTGCATAGCCTGACGAGAGTGCGTCTTTAAACTCGGTCTCGCTCATTTCAGTCCTTCAGATGCTCTTCGATTTTAACGCTCATCACACCTTCGACGAGTTCAGCGCCGATTGGGTCTACGATCACGTAAACGTGTGGGTGACAGTTCTCACAGAGCCATTTGACGAGTGGTTCGGCGGCCTCAGTGAACTCCATCCGTTGCTCGTCGGTCATTGTGTCCATTTGATCTCCTTGCCGTTGCGTTTGATTTTGGTTTTGCCAGCGAATGCCAGATAGCGAGAGATGATCACGTCACAGTACGCGGGGTCGATCTCCATGCCGTAGCAGATACGCCTTTGCTTTTCTGCCGCGATGAGTGTCGAGCCAGAGCCGAGAAAACAGTCGCACACGATCTGGTCCTCTTGGGACGAGTTGCGGATTGCACGTTCGGGGAGACCCACAGGCTTTTGCGTGGGGTGAAACTCATTGACCGAGTCGCGCTTGAGTTCCCACACGGTCTTCTCATCCGATGGGCCGAACCATTGGGGTGATTCATCTGCGTGGTGCGCGTAGATGCACGGCTCGTAGTTGGGAATGTATTGGGCCATGAAAGCGCCGAGCCCTGAGTGGACCTTGTACCAACACAGGACGGCTCTCACCTTCAAAGGTAATTTGCCGAAGGCTTGAAACACTTCGACCGCTTTGCCGTTTGCATACCAGATGTAAAACGCTGCGTGTGGTTTTGAGAATTCGACCGCTAAGGAAATTGCGTTGCGGAATAAGTTGGTCAGCGAAGCTCCTTCAAGCTTATCGCCCTTGATTCCCTTACGCTTCTTTTTGTTATGGCCGCCCTCGTAATCCACGCCGTATGGCGGGTCAGTGAACACGAGGTCCGCTGCCTCGTCCTGAAACAATCGCTCCCAGTCCTCTTTGCGAGTGGCATCGCCACATAGGATACGGTGCCTGCCGATCTCGTACATGTCCCCAGGCTTCGTGACGGGCTCTTTTGGGGTCTCTGGTATCTCGTCCTCGTCTTTGCCAGCCACGCCGGTCGTAGCGGCTCCTAATAGGCCCTCAGCGAAGGACTTCATGTCGATATCAGGTATGTCGGTATTGACCTTCAGCCAGTCTATGTCGATATCAGCGGCCTTGATGAAATCGCCCAGGCTCTCATCGGTGAGTTTGCCGTAGGTGGAGACCAGCCCTAAGAGGATTTTCTTCGCCCGCTTCTCGTCCTCGGCTTTGATCACGTTGGCCGGGAATTTCTTCGGGAGCTTCACGCCCTCTTCGGCCATGCGTTTGAGTGTCGTCGTCCGTTGGTGTCCGTCGAGGATGTGCTTCTGTCCGTCCGGCCCAATCCAAACGTGAAATGGCGCTGTGAACCCATTATCGAGCAGTTGTGATTTGAACCGCTCGTAGCTGGAGTCGTCGAGCGTTTTGAGTTCGCCCTGGAAATCGAGTAGCTCCGGCAGGGTCACGTCGATGGTCTTTTCAAATCGCACGATCACTTCGTTCATAGGTCCCTCAGTTCGTCTAGAAAATCGTTTGTGGTTGCGATTACAGGTTCATCAAAGTCGTAGTAGTGATCGGTGAGATAGTCGTCGTCCGGTGGAATCGTCGGGTCGTACTTCATAACCTCACCGCAATCCTGACAGTGCCAAACCCCTTCACGGTCACGATAGAGCACATTGCGATGGTGACAGCGTTTGCCGATGCTCATGTCTCCAGGTCCTCTCTGCCGAGCATTCGGAGCATGGCCTTGAGAGCTTGAAACTCAGAGAGCATGTTGTCGGCGCGTTGGTGCGCGATGAGAGCCTTGGTCTCGGCCATTTTCAGTTTGAGGTCCATCTCATGTAGCTGTTGCTTTAGCTGACCGAGTTCTTCGGCCTGCACGCGATTGGTGTGCTGATAGCCCTCAATACGCTCGTGGCACTTCTTGACCGTGTTTGGAAAGAAATATGAGTCCTTCATTTGTACCCTGCCATTAGCGCCCTCTTCAGCGCGTGTTTGAAATCAAGATTCTGTAGCCGCCGCTCTTCACGCTTCTCCTCACTCATGCGTTCGAGTTTGCGTAAGACCTTCTGTGGGTCGTGCTTGCCGCCGTAGCCCTTGGTGCCCATATAGCCGCCCTTGGCATTCCAGCGGTCCACCTCACCACGGAGAGACTGCTTATGCTTCGAGCCCGGTCTCACACTCTCGCCTGTGGCATCTCGTTCGGTCGTGCCGGTTTGTTTGCGAACTTGATCTCGATATGGCGTCTGAGATACCAGAGCGCCTTCTCCAAATCCTCAGCCGTCTTCGCTGGGTCTTTCTTTCCCGCCCGACAGATGTACTTCACCGTGTTGCCCAGGTGATATCCGAGTTGCTGGTCCTCGATGAACTCGATCACCTCGATTTTTCCAGCGTTGTAGTGACTCGGATGGTTCACTTTGTCTTCGCTCATGTGCTCCCCCTCGCAAGGCTGTACTCTTCGGATTCGACCTCGTCGCCCTTGAACCGAATGGTCGTGTTCATCATGTGACGCTGGAATCGCCCGCTCGCTTCGAGTGCCTCTTGACACTGGATGCAGGTGCGATGCTCGCGGTCCTTGATGAGTCTAAAGCGCGGTGCGGGAATCTGTTCGCCGCATTCGTCACACTCTCTGTTTTCTTTCATGCTGTTCCCCCGTGATCTAGCAACTCTTCGAGCGCCTTTACAGTGGTGTTTGGATTGATCGCCCAACACCCGATACATATTTCCATCACAATGAAATCGGGGAGACTAAAGCCCTTCGCCTTAGCTCCCTTTTTCTCAGCCTCGTTAAAGCCGATGCTGCGTCTCAGGACGTGCTCGTGCTTACACTCTTGCTTCTTGAGTTTCGGCGGCACGAGTTTCACCTTTCGCAGCGATGTAGTTTTTGTTGAATACCGATTCGGGCGCTATCGCTGCGATGAGCCCGTTCACGAACGACCCGAACATGATATTCGAGAACGCTTGGTGCTGTTCATCGTCCATGTCACCGGCCATTTGTGCGATATCGACGCCCTGATAGCTGGCCTCGAAATCATCCGCGATGCTGTCACAGTTGCGGCCCACGAGATTGTCCATCTCCCGGTACAGCTTCAGTGTCATTTCGTCCGGTCTCACTCGTCGTTTGTTGGTTGGCTTTGTTTCGTTCATACTCTTCTCCTTTGAGTAGGTTTGCTTTCATTTTCAATAGTTCGGCCTCACGCTTTGGAATCAGTATCGCGAGGCATTTGGGACAGGTGACTTGCCCGTAGGCCGTGACAGCAATGGGCATCGAGCGGTCGTCACGATCATCGACCTCGTACTCCTTCGTGCAGAGCAATCGGTACTCCGGCGCTGTTCGCGGCTGACCCCAACCGAATCGTTCATACGATCTGGTCGTGTAATAGTGCGTGAGCATCGGTATTGGCCCGGTGATCGTATTGTATGGTGAACTGCGCTCGATCATTTCGGCCTCGTCACAATCTTTTGATTCCACTCGGTCGCATCCTTCACGACGTTCTCATTCACCGATTTGAAATTGCCGAGATGCCCGAATAGCAAATGGCAGTTCACACCGTCGGTCTTGTTCTCACAGAGCGTGATGAAGTTCGTCGGGTCGAGTTCGAGTTGCGGGTGCAGGTGGAATGGCTTGATGTGATGGACTTCGAGCTTCTTCGAGCCGCCGCACATCGCACAGACCGGATGCTCCTTCAGATGTTGCCTGCGTGCTGCGGGCCATTTGGCAGAGCGTTTCGCACCGTTTGGAGTTTTGTCGGCCTCGCTGTGATGGACAAGCACTTCGATCTTTTTCACGGCTTCGGCTCCTCTTTAGGAGTCGGTGGATACATGAGATCGCGGAGTGTGAACTGTAGCTGTAGAGCGTCCGCCGCCCGCTGTAGCAATGCCTTCGCCTCGTCCTCTGGGAGATCAATGACTTTGTGGCCCTGCATCTCCCAGGCGATATCCGGCGTGTCGTCTGGCGGCTTGAAACACGTCCAGGTCGCGTTATCCGGTACGGCTGAGTCCATTTGCATGATCACGATTTTCATAGCGGCTTATCCTCTGCGGGACAGATTACGAGTCCATCCGTGGTGTTGTGGCATAGCTCACGCTGTCGCTTTGGTTTTGAGTGCGAGCACCCTAACAGACATGCAAATGCAATAAGTGAAACAGTAAAACGGCGCATCCGACCCCCACTCCGAAGAAAAAATCCGTTCACGACGGATTGTAGTTGATTCATGCTGTACGCTCCTCAAGGATTTTTATCTGCGCATCAATGTATTCGGTTGTCCCCGATGGACCAATCCTCTTTTTCATCTCTCTCCATCTCTCCAATGCCCGCAATCGGCGCTGCCTGTGCGCTATCGCATTTCTCTTCGTCTTGAACTTCTTCTTGGGCGCGAGAGGCTTGCTCTCGTCCGGCGTTTGCGATTCTCCCATCTAGGTCTCCTTGCATCTCTTGGATGCTGTCGATTTCTTTTAACACGTCCGCATAGGCGAAGGTGCGCTGTTCGAGTCCAAACTCGTCAGCAAGGTTTCTCTTCAGTTGCACAATCGTTCGTAACGCTTCTAATAAGTCCCGACGCTTCATGGATTCGTCTCCTTAGTTCGAGGTTCTGGGCCTTGAGTTGCAGAGCCATTTCCTGCGCTTTCCATTTGAGTCTAGTCTGTTCGAGCAGATTCTCCCGACA